GCCACCCAGTCCTTTTTGTCCTTTCGTTCCATCAATTCCATCATTTCCATTTGTACCTCCTAATCCTTTTTCACCTTTTGACCCATTGGTCCCATTTGTTCCCGCTACTCCTTTTTCTCCTTCGATTCCATTAATTCCTTTCTGTCCTTTCGTTCCATTAGTTCCGTCAGTTCCATCAGTTCCTCCAAGTCCTTTTTGACCCTTGTCTCCGATTCCTATCTCTCCCTTGGGACCTATAATACCTTTTTCACCAACTTGTCCTCCTTTAATATCACATATTACAAGACTAGTATGACCATATGTAGCATTATTTATGACACTCAATACTGAATTTGAACTTTCTCTGCAACGAACTCTAATTCTTTCTCCAGCATTAATGTCTACTATAATGGTGATACTCGAATGATAATATTCTGGAGTGGCAGAAGGGCCAGCAATAGTCATTAAAGAATTAGGTATATCGACCCATATTGTACTATTCCATTTTTGTATTTTGAATAATGCATTATAATTATTATTACCACCATTATTAATTGTAGCATTAAAGGTGATATTAGCAATCATATCAACACCTATAGTAATATAGCTTTCACTACCAGAAGTTGTGATTGAAAACACATCACCACTATTATTATAATCAGGAGACGATGATAAAAGTATATCACCAAATGTACTAGATAAATTTTGACTCGTTGTTGACATAGTTAATTGTATTGCAGCGCTAGTTGATCCAAGTATTCCTTTTTCACCTTTCGTACCATCACTTCCATCTGTACCAGTTGTTCCTTTTTGACCTTCAATACCGGTGGCTCCTTTAAGACCTGTATCACCTTTGGCGCCATCACTTCCATTTGTACCACCCAATCCTTTTTGTCCTGTATCACCTTTCGTTCCATTTGTACCACCCAATCCTTTTTGTCCTGTATCACCTTTGGCGCCATCACTTCCATTTGTACCCCCCAATCCTTTTTGACCTTCAATGCCTGTAATACCTTGTTCTCCTTTCGTGCCATTAGTTCCATTTGTACCATCTATACCACCTAACCCTTTCTGTCCTTTAGTACCATCTATCCCATCTATACCTGCTACACCTTTAAGACCAGTGTCTCCTTTCACTCCATCTGTTCCATCTATACCTGTTAATCCTTTCTGTCCCTTAGATCCATTTGTTCCATTTGTACCATCTATACCTCCTAATCCTTTTTGTCCTTTGCTACCATTAGTTCCATTTGTACCATCTATACCTGCTATACCTTTAAGACCTGTGTCTCCTTTCGCACCATCTGTTCCATCTACACCTGTTAATCCTTTTTGTCCTTTGCTACCATTAGTTCCATTTGTACCATCTACACCTGCTATACCTTTAAGACCTGTGTCTCCTTTCGCACCAACTTCTCCACTAGGTGCTTCGAATTTAATCCAATGAGTAGTATCATTATACGGGGGGGTATTTGATTGATAAGATTCACTTCCTTGGAAAATCCACATAGCAGTAGCATTATTGGCTGCACTTATTGCATGAAATACATAATCGCCTTCGTTATAGGTAGTAGCTCCGTTCCAATTTCCTTTATTTATTAATCCCGTACCCGCTGTTCCTTGTAATCCTTTTTGACCTTGAAGCCCATCGCTACCATCATCACCTACTACACCTTTAATTCCTATATCTCCTTTTGCACCATCAGTACCATCTACACCTGCTACACCCTTAATACCTTGTTCTCCTTTCGTGCCATTAGTTCCATTTGTACCATCTACACCTGTTAATCCTTTTTGTCCTTTAGTCCCATTCGTCCCATCTACACCTGCTACACCTTTAATTCCTATATCTCCTTTTGCACCATCATTACCATCTATACCTGCTACACCTTTAATTCCTTGTTCTCCTTTCGTACCATCAGAACCACCGGTTCCATCTATACCTGTTAATCCTTTTTGCCCTTTCGTGCCGTTGGTTCCATCTATACCTGTTAATCCTTTTTGCCCTTTCGTACCATTTGTTCCATCTACACCTGCTACACCTTTAAGACCTATTTCACCTTTTGCACCATTCGTACCATCTATACCAGCTACACCTTTAAGACCATCATTGCCATCTACACCTGCTACGCCTTTAAGACCATCATTGCCATCTACACCTGCTACGCCTTTAAGACCATCATTACCATCTACACCTGCTACGCCTTTAAGACCATCATTGCCATCTACACCTGCTACTCCTTTAAGACCATCGTTACCATTTATACCTGATGCCCCAAGTTCTCCTTTATCACCATCTTTTCCATCTGGGCCTTGTAAACCATCCTTACCATCACCACCTATTTCACCTTTTTCTCCTTTTTGTCCCTTTGTACCATCTGCAGCTACTGCTCCATCAGCACCTGGTATGCCCTTCGACCCCTTAGCTCCATCAATGCCTATTTCTCCTTTTTGACCTTTAGAACCATCACTTCCATCACTTCCATCATTTCCATTTGTACCTCCTGCTCCTTTTTGTCCTTTACTACCAGCAGAGCCAGATGAAGATGGTCCAGTAACTCTGAACCAAAATGGCGCATCATCATGATGTTCAGAATTTTGTGCTCCTGGTGCAGGAGTTGAAGGAGGAAGACCGTCAAATGGATAATCAGGATATCTATAAGCAAAATTATTATGCCCTGTTTGGGAAGTATAAAAAGAAATAGAATCTTCTGAAGGAAGAAAGTAATCTTGGTATTTAATTCCAATCCAATATAACTTTCCTTTTGTTAATGTTATACCATCTCCATCATTAATATTACAGTAATCGATGCCACCACTATGCGTAGACAATATTGTCCCAATATTTGTAAATAATTCGCCAGGGGTTAACCTTCCACCTGGCGCTTGTTCACCATTAAATGCACCACCTCCATATTCACTATTTAAAACATTCTCATAAATAGCACAATATATTTTCAAACCCTGTGGAGGATTTGATGAAATATTTGCAGTATGAACTCTAATTTCAACTTTATTATATATACCGGTTGTTGGGGGGAAAAAAGCGTGATAGTATACTGCTTTTTTCTCATGTGCACCCTCCAGATTTATTTCACCATCTTGATCATGAAATGCATTATTAGTTAAGTCCCAAGTTTGATAATGAATATTAGACGCACCTGACGTACCATCTTTCCCTTGTTCACCTTTATTACCATCTGAACCATCTCCTCCTTTATCTCCTTTATTTCCAATTTCTCCTTTTTGTCCAGTAATTCCTTTACTTGCTCCTGTGGCTGTTTGAGGTCCATAAACAGTAAACCACAAACATTCATCATTGTGGATAGGTGGGTGATACACAGTTATACCTCCAAAGGTTTCTGAGCCATATGAAAGTGATGGTAATGCATCCCATTGTTCATTACCAAGATCTGTATCTCTTATCCATACCGTTGACATTTTTTCTTCTTCCCCCACATCATTTATCCCATACCATGTGCTCTGCCAATTCGTAGTCGCGTCGGGATCTTCTCCAGCTTTAAAAGCCATGAAATATATTTTATTTCTAGTTAATGTTACAGAAGAGTTAAAAGAAATATCGAGCCAATGTCCATCTCCAACATTTATAAATGCTGATTTACTACCTTCTGCAATTTTATTTTTAGGCCATGGCATCCCTGGCCCTCCTATATTACTATCCCAAGGAGATCCACCAGCTCCACTAGATGGTAAATGACCACTTTTGTATATACCGGCTAGAATTTGTGAATTACCCACGGAGGTCATATTTCCACTTGTTGTATTATCATAGCACCTAAATTTAACATTTGTATAATCTCCGGTGGTATTTACCACAAAAGCTTGGAAATATATATGATCATTAGTTACCGTTATAGCACTTGTAGTTTTTTCACTGTGTATTGGCCAAGTTTCATAATGTAAATTCAAGCCTCCCTCACCATCAAGTCCTTTATCACCATCAAGTCCTTTATCACCATCAAGTCCTCTCTCGCCTTTTGCTCCTGCATCCGTATTAGCCCATTTTAAATTCCCAGAGATATCTAATGATAATACTTCTCCTGATATTCCTTTTCTTTTTGGAAAAACTAAATCGTAACTCTCTTCTAAATCTTCTGGTGTAGGTCGCAATGCAACATACTTTGTTCCTGTTTCATCAAAAAATCTTATTCCAGATTTTGAACATTTCATCTGATTATAATTAATCTTCGTATTCAATCTATCACTCATCAATATAATATTAAGAGATTTTAACTTATGTATTTCTTGGAATATAACCTAATTGACTCATCTTATCTAACTTTGCTATTGTATTTTCCAAATTCTTGGCATTATTTGTAAATGAATTATTAAACAAATAATCAGTGGCCGGCTTAACTTCATTTTTCTTAATTTGACGATAAATTATATTTATTTTCTCTTTTATTTGTGAAATTTGATCTTTATTTGTAAATAAAGGAGTGTTAGCATTAAACTTATCAGTAATAAGTGATATTGCAAAATATATTAACCATCTCCTGCGTTTTTTTATTCCACTACTCCATCGTATGCAAAAAATATCTAATAATGCTCGTGTGATCTTGATGTGTCCAGTACTCTTATTTTTAGCTTCATATAATAGTATATCCCAAACCATCCAAACAATATCCATTTGGTCTCTGCTATTAACAGGGACATAGCTTCTTCTTCCACAGGTAACCTTTTGTTTTCGCTTCTTCATTAAATTTTCATATTCTAATAACCATTCTACCCAATAACATGCTACAGGACCATTATAATTATCTTTTGATAAATGATATCCCAATTCATTAATGGCTACAAAAAATATATTTTGATCTTCTTTCATAAATATTTGATTTGCATAGGAAATATTGGGTGCTTTTAATTTCTCTGATAAATTAGCCATATTGAAGTCTGCTTTATCAAACTTTACTTTAGAAAAGGGATGTTTTTTCCTTGATTGACATAATATGGAAATTATTTCTGCAAATAATTGACGTATTTTTGGGTTATTTCTCATCATTAATTCGTTATCTATATACCCACCAATCACAATATTTTTAAAAATATCGTATCGCGACTGAATATACATTGGTAATTTAGGATTTCCTAAATGTATATTCTTTCCTACAAATTCCAATATAATTTCCCATATATCTGCATAATGTCCTGCACAAATAAATTCACCGCTCCAATAACAAGCTGGTTCTATTTTACCTTCTCCAAGAGACTTTAGTAATTCTTTTTTGGCATCTGATTTTTTATACTTAGAAAATGTTATTCCTTTGAATTCTTTTATTGCTCTTTTATCAGAAATTTCATCAGCGATATTCATTATAATACAGAAAATATAAAAAATATACTAATAATACATATAATATAATGCTCCGCACATTAGTTAAAAATATAAGACAACTTTTCAAAAAATTTAACAACTGTTCTCTATGGTGTAAAATGGCGGTAATAACTTTAATTATATTACTTGCCTGTGTCATCACTAACAATAATAAACCTAAACGAGAAGGATTTGTACAACAACGAAAATTTGAAATGAAACAAGGTCCAGATGTATACGATGATTTTTATGCTTCTATTTATAATGATTTAGTGTTTGATGAAGTTAAAAATGAATATGAAGTAGGGGAAATTATAAATGCAACCCATCCAACCCAACAAAGTCTTATTCTTGATATAGGTTCAGGTACAGGACAACACGTAGCAGCATTAAATGACCAGGGTTATCCAACCGTTGGATTAGATCTTTCACCAGGAATGGTTGGTCAAGCTAAGAAAAATTATCCTAATTTAAAATTCAAAAAAGGTAGTGCTTTAGAATTTATGTTGTATCCGGCTGATAGCTTTACACATATTCTTTGTCTATATTTTACCATTTACTACATTAAAGATAAAAAACAATTTTTAACAAACTGTTATGATTGGTTGAAACCGGGAGGATATTTAGTACTTCATCTTGTTAATAGAAATCAATTTAATCCTATTTTAAATTCAGCAGATCCTTTACAAGTAGTATCTGCTCAGAAATATGCAAAGAAACGTATTACAAATTCTTTAATTAAATTCAAAGATTTCCAATATAGAGGAGATTTCAAATTAAATAAAGATAAAGATATGGCAACATTCGAAGAAATTTTCAAAGATGATAAAACAAAACATATACGACAGAATATACATAAAATGTATATGCCAACACAACGATATATTTTATCTATTGCCAAAGAGTTAGGGTTTATTTTAAAAGGAAAAATAGATTTGGTACCTGTGCAATATGAATATCAGTATTTATATGTTTTATATAAACCGGAATAAGTTGTTATTAGTCATAATAACAAAAAATTATTAATAATAATATGTATGATTTTATACATATTATTATCAATTGCTATAATTTATTTACTATTTTTCGCATTTATAAAACTTCGTTTTCGTTTTTGGTCTGTGCAACCAGTTTTTCACTTATATAATCTATTTTATTGGGTTTGGCCCTGTGGTATTATACACCATGGACAACCACCCAAAACAAAATTTTATGAAGCAAAAGTGTTAACAACGAAATTTACTAACGTTTCAACTGAAAAAAAAGCACTATTCTATGCTTTTATAAAATCACATTTCTTAAATAATAAAAAGGAAAAATATAATCCACCAAAATTTGCAGTTTTGGATTACTTTAATGCTCATAATAAGAATTCTCATCTTTCTCTCCAATTTGAAATATTACCTATACCAAACAAAGGATATTTACCTGATAAAACTGCTACCAAAGTAGTCTCGTCAATGACTACTAGACCTTTGAATGCAATTTTAAACAATAATGAAGTCAAAGTAGATTATGTTGACTTTTTATGTGTTCATAAAAAACATAGAAAGAAAGGGCTCGCACAAAAAATTATTTATTCTCATTATTACAATGCAAGAAAAGATGGGGCAGGACCTGTATTTCTATTTAAAAGAGAAGGCATTATTAATTTTATTGTACCACTAACTGTGTATAATGCTCATATTTTCCCATTAAAATATTTAAAACATCCCAATTTAGAATTACCTAATAATATCGTTTGTCATTTATTAAATGATGCTAATTTTTCACTATTTTCACACTTCTTTGGAGAGATTAAAAAAAAATTCAAATGTTGTATTACACCAGAACAATCGCATATTAAACATTTAGTATCAAAAAAGTTATTATTTATTTGTTTAATTATGGAAGGTCAAACGCCTGTAGGAGTATATATTTATAGAACACCTTTTACTAGCTATAAAGGAAAACAAAGTATTGAATGTATTGCTTCCTATTATAAAATTGGTTACTATGATGTATTTATTAAATCCTTTCGTAATACTATAGTTTTAATTAATCATGAATATCCTGTTGACATTTTGATTATGGAAAATATATCTAATAATAATGATATCATTAACCATTTACTAAAAAAAACGCCTGTATTATGGAAGTGTCCAATGGCGTATTTTTTGTATAATTTTGCTTACAGACCATTCTTTTCAACAGACGTATTTTTAATTAATTAATACCTTCTTTATTTAGAAATGAATAGAAAACTTCTAAATGATGTTCGTAAAGTTATGTTGAGAAGAGGTTTTCTTTTGCGAAGTAGAATATTCGAGGCTAACAAATTAAAACCCTTTAGACCTAATGTAAAACTTCCCAGCAAAAAATCGCGATTAAATCGCATATCAGCAGATAAAGAGTGTATTAATAGATTAAAATCTTTATCCAAATAAATTATCTTGTGTATTTTCCTGCTCTTGCAAAAGAATCTACGACAAAAATTACAAAAACGCCTAAAAATAGATACAAAACTAACTCCTCTGTAACATTGTCTGTTTTTTCATCTTGTTGTTCTTCCAACAAATGAATCATATAATTTAATTTCGTCATCAATGCATCTTTATTAGTATGCACCTCTTCTGGTGAACCCTGTAGTTGGCTATAATATGGTACATATTGTTTGTAATAATCAGCTGATGTAACTTCGCCTAATTGAGCAAAATTTTCTTTAGTTACTTGAGCCTCCTCATCCTCATCGACTGATCGAAAGTTTGTATCGTTATAAGAATCTTTTGCTACTTGACTTTGTGCCGGAGCTAAAGGTTCAAAATTTGACAAATCACGATCATCATCATCATCATCTTCTCTCCTGGATATAATTCCTCTATCCCCTGGGAAACCTTCCTTCATTTGTTGTTGTGTTGCTGATAAACTGTTTAGCAAATTGTCAATTTTAGATGATTTTTTTTTGCGCCTTTTTCTAAGTGTACGACAATGTTTCTTTGTTGTTTGTTCTATATTTTTTGATTCATTACTATCTATAAATGAAAAACCAAGAGCTGACATACTTATAAAGAAAAGAGATAATTTTTTAATGATTGTTCCTAAAAAAATATCATTTAATGTATATAGAATGAAAACTTATGTAGAATTAGGATTAGCAGCATTATTGGCTGTTCTTGTTTATGAAAGACCTACATTTTTAGTGAATACAGCAAATACCACTTTAGGAATAGTTATTATGATCGTAGTTGTAGGATTACTTGCTAAACAATATGGTATAAATGCTGGACTTTTAGCAGCAATTATTATGATATTACTCCAAGAGTCTCATAGAGAAGGCTTATCTTCAACAGAAGGTAACGAAAAAGCCACTCTTGAAAAAGGGAAGGCACTTCCTGGTACTATAGGTGCATCCGTAGGCGAAGGTTGTGCTACAGATAAGGATTGTGCACCTTGTGAGAAAACCTGTAAAACTGCAAAAGATGAATTTGATAGACCCAAAACTTGTGCTTGTGAAAGTACCTGTAGTGCTGGAAAATGTTCTGCCTCTTGTGCCTGTGGTGAATGTGGAGAGGAAAATCCATGTTCAGACAATCTAACAAGCGAGCAATCGCAACTACACGGTTCTGGGGCGATTGAGAGATATACCAATATTAATGATAGTTTACAACCATCGAGGTTCCCAGTGACAGGTACTGATCAAATCGGATTATCGCGTATGTTAAAAATCAATGCATTAAATGCTAAAATGTCGGCATCTCAACAAGCAAATGGATGTACAAATAATGGTGGTGGAATTGCATTTTAAAATTAACTTCTAAAAATATAGTATATGAACAAGTTATCTATATTTTTACTTCTACTTATTTTTGGATGTGTTATTTTCAGTTGTAAATTGAATAACAAAGAGCCATTCTCATTGACAAATTGCAATACTCTTCGCTGCGAAAAAAATAAATATTCCGCAACTTCTATGAAAAATACATTAAGTAATAAACTCACATCAGCTTCATCTGGTCATATTGCAAATATCAAGGGTCATCTCGCCAATCTCAAAGAGAAATGGTTATAAATTTTAATCTCTTTTTATATTAGTATGGTAAAGAGAACTACAAAAAAATTTATAAATGGACCAATTCCGTTTTTAGATAGAATAAGATACCATTTGCACACATTAAATACTCACCCTTTGTTTATTGGACTGATGGTAATTATGTTAAATATTGGTTCAAAGTATATTACTATCAAATTAAGTAAATCACAGGAACAATATATTAAAAATTCTTTAGGTAGGCAGTTTCTTATTTTTGCTATAATGTGGTCAGGAACAAGAGATATTGTTTATGCTATTTTACTTACTGGAGCGTTTGTTGCAATGGCAGATCATTTATTTAATGAGGATAGTCAATATTGTGTTATACCGAACTATCTAAGGAACTATGCAAAAGTCGTTGATATGAATGATGATGGGTATGTAACCGCTAAAGAAGCAGATGAAGCCATTCAAGTATTGAATAAACTCAAAAAACAAAAACAAAAACAAGCATATTTAAGACATCACAGAACTTGAACTCATTAGATATAACTCTTATAATAAAATAAAAGTTATATATAAGTACATATATGGCCACATTAATACAATACGACGCATTAACAGCAATGCCGGCGCCACCAGCACCAAGACAACAACCTCAACCAACAGCAGCTCAATTACAAACAGCCAAGAATGAATATGATGCAGCAGAAAATGGCGATGGACGACCTTTACCACCGCCATTTACTTTTGGAAAAATATATGATAATGCGGGAAATAAAATAGACAAACTACCATCAGCACCAGATTTATCTCGAAAAGAGCTACAAAAACTCATGCAAGATTTGCCCAAACCAGATACATTATTGCAATTACCAGCCCCACCTATAGGTGGTGTTCCAGTTCCACCAACAGCTGCAGCTCCAACTTCGTTCTTGGATATAGCACGACAAACATTAAGAAAAAGAAGAAGAAGAAAATTAGGTGAGAAATTAAATGCAAGAGTCATTAATAGGGCAACTCGCCGACCCGCAAGTAGAGCTCAAAATAAGTATGAGTTACTTATTGAATTATCGACCAATGTTACTGGAAAACATACTATTTTTTATTCTACAAGAATGACCAAACAAGACCCAAGAGTAGGTCCAATTACACAAAAACAACAACAACAACAGAGTTTTGGTTTACCAGGTAATTATGATTTCCCAACTATTGGACGTACTGATAAATCAGCTGCATATGCTAAGCCAAGAGATAAAAAAAATAAAAAATGGACTGATATTAATAATGAATTACAAGAATGGTTAGACGCGCATTTTCATTCTGGTAATGAATTAGCATTTCCAAATCCTTTATATCCTCCTACAGTTATTAGTGGACAATTTAATTCTAATTCTCAACATGATAAAATTTTTAGGATAAGTGATTTTGAATGGCAATTTTTACCCAAAACCCTCAACAATCTCACTGGAAAAAATCCATCCTTTAAATTTTACATTACAAATAATTTGACTAATTTCCAAGATACTAATTTATATATAGTATTGAGGGTAAAACTTACAGGAAAGTACAGAAAAGGAAATAAGATTAATTCTACCCGCGCTTTACCTACTACAATACCTATCGAAGAAAAAGAAAAACTTAAAAAAGCATCTTCTTTTTGTAATAATCAATTATCCGATATTAAAACAATTGCTCTTGATAAATATCATTCTGGCCCGGGTCTTTTTACAGATTCTACATCAGAGAAATTTGAAAAAAAAATGACAAAAGCAAGTGCCGCAAATATTACTGCTAAAAATATTAAATTGTATTACAAAAACAGAACAAAGGCATTGGCTTACTGGGAACAAGAATATTATTGTAGACAGGCTATAAATTTTAATACTGGGGTTAATGTAGGATGGCCAAATATTACCCCCTCTTCACGATTTTACTTTGATCCTTGGACTTTACAACCAGCGGTTTCTACAACAACAAAATCTATTCGATATCCAAATGGATTACCTGGTTCTCGTGCAGCTCCAAATGGAACTGCTATCATTATAGATCCAGCTCAGGGGGCACCAGCTATTGCCATGCGAGCTTGGTACGCTGCTCAACCGGCGGGTTTTCAAAGACCATCGTGGCCCATACCTTTTTCTCCATTAGGAATGTCTTTAAAACCAAAAATGGTATTGGTTTTATTTAAAAGAATGAATAATTATTTAAATGCAGCTGGGGGTGCAGGCGTTGGAGTGGGTCCGCCTCCAGCTAATGTGATAAATGCTATAAATAATTTACAACCTATAATGGTACAAGGTAAATTACCCAATTTAACTACGACTACATTAACGGCTGCTCAATGGAACGATTTATTTGTATTATATGAATTTGTATTATTCAATCGATTTGAAGGCGAAGAAGTAGAACTAGTTCTAGAACCATTTGAATCTTATCCCCGTTTACCAGAACCAGCAGCTGGGGCTCAATTTGGAACTTGGTTAATTAGTCGTAATAGAAGACAATATGTCATCCCTATTGATACAGGTGTAAATCCTTGGCCAGCCGCTGGTGGCGCAGCCCCTCCCCCACCTATTATATTGCCTCCTGTCTTAAACGCACAAGCACCAAGACTTAGAGTATCTTGGCAACAAGTGAAGAAAAATAGATTTTATAAAATAGAAGCAAAAAGATGGGCTGAGTGGATGATTTTATTAAACCCTTTTCCAATTCCAGGTTTCCCCCAATACAACCAATATTTGACTCTTTGGCAAAAATATAAATATGCAAAAATTAATGCAGCATCAACAATACCTCAACCTGGAAACGCCTTAATACCTGCGCAAACAAATACACAATGTCCTTTACCTCACATAGATATAGAATTCAGGAGTACTTTCAGGAGAGATAATAATGGTAATTTAATTAATTGGGTTTTGCCCAGTGAAGCAAATAGAACCGCTCAATATATTAATCCTTATGCCGCAGTGTCTCTGCCTGCAGGTGCTCCTGGAGGATGGCGTCCCGCAGGTTATTTAAATTTAATAAATCCACAACCTAGTATTGATAAATGGATATTTGGAGGACCTAAAGTAGGAAAATATCCAAAGGACATATGGCCTGAAAATAACATGCGTATTCATGGAGCTATTCCACCTGTTAGATACCCACCATTAGAAGATGTAATAACAATAAATGTTCGTCGTTCTAAACGTGAAAATTTGGGAGGTTGGCAAGGTGGTAAGCGCAAAAGAACACTGCGTAAATATAGAAAGAAACGAAAGAATAGAACCTTAAAACGAAGAAGACGCCGTAAAAAATAAATTAATTAGTTTTATCTTTCAATGTTTTTTCCAACTCTTCAATACGTTTTGTTAAGATTTCCATATCTTCTATTGATTGTTTTTCTCTTTCTACCTCTGGATAATCTGTATCATACCACCAATAATAAACGCCTCTTGCACCATTATAAGTGATCTTTACTACATTAATGCCTAAATCTACAGCTTCGTATAATAAATATCCTAGAACCATATATATAAAATAAATATATTATGTATATGGCTTTTGTGATTCATGAAGACGACGAAGATCATGTTTCTTTTTATACTAGAACGGATGAAGGAAGAGTTTATGTTTTTACAGAATATATACAGCGAGGAGATTCGGATAAATTAAATTATTTCATAAATCGATATATGTTTCCAAAAAAACAAAATCGGATTTTGTCACAAAATAATGTTACAATTGAGGTTAACTGAAAAAAAGGCACTGAAAAAAAGGAACTCATAAAATGTTGTACAAAAGTCGGAGCACTTTTGGATTTTGGACATTTTAAAAATGTCCAGAATGGGATTCTGAGTATTTTTTTTGAATTGTTTTTTTGCACATTTAGGAAAACTCTCCCAATTTGTAGTAAGATAAAAAGCAACACCTGTTTTTTCAGTACTACATCGAATTTTTTTGTGTATTTTTAAGAAAAACAATTTAGGCATTTTTTTATGTTTCATATATAAAATGAAACAACAAAAAAAAATGCGTGAACCAAAAAAAATCACTATAGAAAAGCAAAAAGCGAAATTTAAATGCGCCGTTTGTGACTTTTATACGAGTAAAAAATCAAACTTTATGACACATATTGCAACAAAAAAACATATTAAAAAAACAGCACTTGAGACACAAAAATCTATGCTTTTAAAGCAAAATGAAACAAAAAAAACAAGCACTGGTTCATTACAATATGTATGTAAAATCTGTCTGTGTAATTTTAATAGCCGCACTACACTATGGAGGCACACGACAACATGTAATGTGAAACAAAATTACTTGTTTGTTTGTGAAGGATGTCATTTACGATTTAATAGTGTGGCAAGTTTAATGAATCATAAACAAGATTGTAGTAGTATGAATGTAATAAATCAACCAAATGAAAACATAAATGTAGAAGAAAAGTTAAAACATAATTTTAAAATTGAGAAGGTTGATAAGAGTTCTACAAGTGCAGATCAATTATTAACACTTTTACCAAAACTTACAGATGCAATGATTAAAATAGCGGAAAGACCAGCAAATGTTAATAATAACTGTACTAACAAGATGACTATTAATATGTATTTAAATGAAGAGTGTAAGGATGCGATGAACTTAACTGATTTTGTAAATAAAGTACAGATATCCTTAGACGATTTAATGTATACACAACAACATGGTTATGTAAAAGGTATTAGCAATATATTTGTTAAACAATTGCAGGATATGGATCCAAAAGAGAGACCAATTCATTGTAGTGATAAGAAACGCATGCAATTTTATGTAAAAGAAGAAGATAAGTGGGAAAAAGATAACCAACATTCGAAAATTGATAATTCTATAGCTAAAATCACACATAAACAGATATTAAAAATAAGAGAGTGGGAAGATAAACACCCCAATTTCTTAGAAGATGATAAGTTGACTCATATTTGGCAAAAAATGTGTTCTGAAACAATGGGTGGAGCACAAGATGCCGAGCGAAATAAAAATTGTATTAATATTAAAAAAGAAGTATCAAATGTTGTTGAAGTAAAGGAAGCCATGAAAGATTAATGTCGTTTTCTGCGTGTTTTTTTACGTTTTCTTCTTGTTTTTTTACGAGATTTTCTTTTTTTTCTTCTTTTCTTGCGGGTTTTTTTCCCACCTCTACTAAGTTCTCTTCGCCACTTATTGTTGCTTCTATTACTTTGCGTATTTAAATATTTTCTAACCATTGTGTTGGCCGGAAATTCATCTAAATATGCTTGTATAATACTATCAATATCACTTTGTTCTTCATTTGTAGAACAGTTTAACAGAGTGCTTAGTAAGGGATTTCTATTATAAGTACCCAATGTTAATTGTGTTAATATATAAATAACTAAATTATGGACATATTTTTTATTATGAAGAAATTTGCCTGGCATACTTGATTTTATTAATCTTGATGATCGTAAACTCAATGGTAAAGTGGCGATTATACTATCTAAACCATCTAGTTTATTATTTGCTAATAACAATACATCAATCCCAAAACCAGTACATTTTCCATTATATTTTTGTAGATTATTGGGCATAACTTGATTACATATTTGTATTAATTGTAATATAGTATTGGATAAATTTTCATTTTTAGTTTTTAATGATCGCTTGCCTAACCCTAATAGTGGTGCGGGTGTGTTATTAATATCTCTAGTTTCCCAAAGACCCGCCCTTGGGTATACAAGTGACCTGCTCCAATTCCAAGAATGTCCTTGCTGCAACACATTTACAAATGAACTTGCATGTTCAAAAAAACGACATAATTGTCTTTTATAAGATTCTTTAATAGAACATATATTTAAAACGGCAATAACGATATAAGTATATTTTTTACAATTATTTGTTGAACTTATAATTACATCAAATATTTTTCTGATTGTTTTAAAGGATGTTCCCAATGCTTCATATTCTATATTTTTACCATCATTAATAGCAGCTCTAAGATTTTTGTATGTGGTGGCGGCCCCACCACTAGATTTAATTGTTTTTATTTTATTTTGTTGGTTCGCAGAAAATTTGAGATTTTGATAAGTAGGAGTATTTAATATTTTATTTAATGACGGATTATTAATAGGTCCCTTTTTAGTAAATGAATGGAAATCGGCTTCTAAATCTCTTTTCCGTTGTCCTCTCCTCTCCCCCGGCTCCTCAAAACCTAAATTGTGTTCTCTAATTAGTATTTTGCGAATTTCTTCTGCCTTATCTGTAGGACTAAATCTATTACGAATTCTATCACTATCATTGATTGCATTTCCTAGTTTAATTTTGTAATATATATCATCCATTTTATTCATAAATAGCTTTTTTTCCTTATCAGAACTTGAATTCCATACTTTCTCTGTCCATAGGTCCGGTTTTGTATCATGGAAGAGCTGTCTAACAGCAATTTTATAATTTTTACTATTAGCAATTTGATAATCATGAGATACTTCTATTGTTACCCAAGGTTTTCGACTGGCAGCAGAATTTAATAATGTACAATAAGTTCTAGCCTGTTTAAATCCACTAGTTTTCCCAGAGCCTTGTAACCCCAAACCTAACACTAAAAATCTTAATTGTTGATTATTTTTAATAAAACTAGTTCTATCTTGTTGTTTGTTTGCTAATAAATTTCCACAATTTTCTTTAAAAGTTTTTTCATATTCACGTTGGTAGTGTTGAAAAGAAGAAGTTCCATCATCAAAGACTTCATTTATATAGAATTGATTGTTATTAGGAGTTCCTTGTGCCATTATATATTAATATATAATGGGATTAAAATATCTAAAGGTTCAAACTTATTGTGTTTCTTTCAGAACGCGGTTTTCGTATTGATTTTCTAGGGACATCTAAATTAGACGATTTCATATCTTTAAGGTCTTCTACGCTTATTGTACTTTTATTGTCTGGTTTCTGGATATTCACACGTTTTGTTTTTAGCCCAGATAAAATCTCATTAATATCTCCAGGTCCTTTCATTTCAGGTCTGGCTCTTCTGACCGATTTTTTAGTATTAACTGGTTCGAACTTTTCTTCCATATTAATTGCATCATCAAAATGAGCTACTCCTCTTGCCATACCAACATCAGGTCTTCCTCTCATATTTGGTCGCATTTGTGGTGGTCTTCTTCTCATTTCGGGTGGCGGTCCCGGAGGTCCTGAGGCGGGCGCTTGCATAGGAGGTCCTCCCATGACTCCGGACATAAAACCACCAAATCCTGGATTTTCTTGACTCATACTATTAACTGCTGCTTGTGTAAATTGTTGCATTAATTCCGGATTTTGTCTCATAATATCGTCCATACCAGGCATTGAGGATTTAAACATTGTATTAGTCATATGTAACATTGCAGCACTACCACCTAACATAAATAGTAATTTTAATTCTGGGGCCATCTTTGCTTTGCCACCATACTTTTCATGTAATTCTCCAAAAACATCATCATAATCATCTAAATTTTCACTTACAGATTCACCCCAGCCATCCAATTTAACATCGAAAGGGTCAAATTTTGCATTAAGAAATTCAATGGCAGATACTGCCGCCATCAACATTTTTCCTTGGAATTTAACTGAATTGGTTTTTTCTTTTTCTTGTTTAATCATTTCATATTCTCCTTGCATTTCTGCTAGTGGGCTATCCATATTGTATTTTTTGGTTAGTTGAATACCTTTCTTTTCCAATGCTTCCAACTTTCTTAATACTCTTAATTTTTCTCGTAATACCTGTTCATTAGAAAGCTGTGGAGTTTTTGGTACTTGTTTTGTTGGATCAACAGGGATTTCATTGAATTTTTTAAAACCATCCCATGTTTTTTCATTATTCTTATTTTGAGCTGTAGCTGCTCCTAAAGCCGGACTTGCGCTAGTAGCAACCGATGGGGCAGAAGTGGTATTTGCAGAAGGAACATTTATTTTTTCAGTGACATTTAAGGTAATGCCTTTGACAGCACTATCTTTTGACGGAACAGTCCCAAACATGGCGGCGGTTGCATCTTTTCTACTTATATTAGAGGAAGATGTCTTAACAGAATCGTTTAAATTAATAGTTGTATCTAAAGATTCTAAATCAGATAATTTGATGTCCGATTTCGGAGATGATGAACGTCGTTTATCATTCATTAACATTTCTATACCAGGTCCAAAATTAACGCTTTTTTTCGGAGTATTGTTAGTATCTAATGGTGGTAAATTGTTTAATTTAATAGTTCCAACATCGCCAACATTTGATGTTGATAATTGTGGCTCTGTGGGTGTAATATTAATAACTTCATTCATTATGATTAAACTAGAACTTTTAATTTTAAGTAAGACGCAATTAATATAATTTATTATTATTTCATGGTAATTTATATTTAATATACCAAATACCTTGTAAAAATGAGTCTGCTAAATCATCCTTCTTTTTATGTTCAAGAAAAATTGGAATCCAGGCATCTAAATTATTATTTTCTTTCAATATTTCTTGTGTTATCTTAATACTTAATTTTTTTCTTTCATTATATTTGGTTTTCTTTTTTGTGAGATAATCTTTTAATTTATTGGCTGCTGAAATTTCCTCAATGATTGGACAGCCTTTTTCTATAAAATGTTGCATTATCATTCCTTGTAATGTTTTCATTCGTAAAGCTAAAGGTCCGATTTGATTTTCAATAATAACTCGGTCTACAGTAATATCCTTTAATAAATTCTCCAATCCTGATTTCATTCTCTGTCCATATGTAACCATATTTATATTTGCCGTTTTAATTGTGGGAACAAAAGATAGATAATTCTCTTCTAATGCCTTAAATATTAATTCTTGATATTCCGCTTTTTTAATTTTTTTCTTCTTGACATCTTGAATGATGTCGTATTTTTTACAAATATGTTTAAGAACGTCAATCTTTGCTTTTTTAATGTAAACTTGTTTAAGTTCGTTGGTGGGCATATTAAAAGATTGTTTTTTTGCATGTATTTTACAAAAATACTGAGAATTTTTATGATATTTTGCATTTTTTTCACAAGATTTATTTTTTTTTATATTTTTACCACAACATTTATGATATTGTTGATGACATAAATCAATGATACCCCATTTTTCAATGTTATATTTTGCGTCAGTTGTAGTAAAAAGACAATATGCTAAACATTTCATTCCAACATCTATACTCAATATCTTCATACATATCAATAATTATTTTGTTTTAAATACTATTTGTTATGGAATTAGTATTTAATTAAAGTTTGGTAAATTAAGCATTTGTGACTGGGACATAATGGGAGCAACCAATCGAGATTCTAATGCTTTGGATGAGATATATAAGTTTTTAAGATCTGAATTTTGGTATCCGAATGGTTTTGATTGATCGGTGCAAGATTTGAAAATATATTTATTGGGACATTTGACAGCATTTCTATCTTTATAATTTTCCCAACATGCACAACAATTGTCACAGGCTCCCAATTGATTTTTTTGTATAATACTATCTGCATTCTTGATTAAATATTGCCTATATTGATAGTTATTATTAATTCCAACTTGTTTTTTAAGTGCCTTATTAATGGCACAAGCTGGCTCCCAATTTGTAGCCCACTGTCCATCACTCATCAACGCTGGAAATCCAGGATGAATATTATTTGATCCTTTATAGCAAGTACCCCAACTCATTTATATTAGACTAATATTATTTTCTATTGACTTGTTGCTAATAATTCAACAAGTTTATTTTTTCGGAGACCTTTATAATTAATAAATCCTTTTTCCTCTGCAAGTTGTTTTAACTCTTTAACAGTTCTTTCTTTCAAAGGTTTATCATCTTTGACTTCTATCTTTTTTACTATGATTTCTTCGATTTCCTCTTGATGATCACCGTTATTTTCTTCTTGTTTTTCTAATTCTTGTTCCTCTATTTCTATCTCGTCATTGTTTACCTCTTCTAAAGTAATCATATCATTCATATTTGTTTCTTCAAAATCACTAATATCATCTAAATCATCTCCAGTTTCAACTTTGAGAGATTCAATTTCCGCCCCTGATAAACTAATCGATTTTATATTTTCACCAATTACCGTTTCTTTAATATTTAAAAGACCATCATCCTCTACATCACTAACTTCATCACTATCTGAATAGTCTGATTCATCATCAGACACATTAATTAAATTTGCTTCTACTCGACGTTCACCGCCCATTTGTGCATCTGGTACTGGTCGTGTATCATTTCGAGGATGATTTTGATTAATAATTTTATTTTGTTCATATTCTTGAATTAATTGAAACATTAAGTCTACTTTTTGTTCCATTCTACTAATTCTATTTCTGAAATATAAAAATAAAATGACACAAACCAAACAGGTCACTCCTAAACTAATTAAAAAAAGTCTCATCTTTGTTTATTTCTACTATTTTTAAATTTATCTAAATTAAACGAAATTCATAGTTTATTGATAATTTGATTAGCTTCATTCAAAATTTTTGTTGGGTAGTTTAATTGTTTTAAAACCATTATCCCTCCTTTAATTTTTGATACACCTTTTACCATTTTATAAGAATATTCTGGTATATAATCTTTGATTTTTGTCTCCATATTATAGTTAATAACTTGTTTATGTTTTCTAAATAATTTACAAAGGCGAATATAATGCGTTGTTAATATAAATCTTATATTGGGATTTTCTGTTATAAAATTTAAATAACTATATGCTGTAGCAACTGCTTCATATGGATTCGTTCCGGAATATAATTCATCAAAAATGCAAAAATGTTTTTTATTTTTATCTTGTTCTATATGTTTTAAAATATCTGCACAACGTCTAGCTTCTGCTTGAAATAAACTATCTCTTGCATTCGTGTCCGGTATATTTAAATAACAGTGTATGGAATGAAATGGGGTTATATAACCACCTTGGTGAAAACCATATCCTATTTGTTGTGCTAATAATACATTAATGACTGTTGTTTTTAATAAGGTTGTTTTTCCAGCTGCGTTGGGTCCTGTTATAATTATGTTATTACTCATATCAACTGTATTTCCCACGATATTATCAGAAATGCAAGGGTGATATGCGTTTTTAATATACAATTTGACTTTCTTACTTTTTTTAATTTTGATTTTATTAATTTGTTGAAGTTTAATATTAGTGCTAACACCTTGAATAGATTCTATATAGCCATTAAATCCAAATGTAAATAATAATAAATTTTGTATTTCTGGATTTGTTTGTAATATGTAAAATTCTTTCATAATTTTTCCCATAGATGCAAATTTTTGTGGATTCAATGTAGTTAGAGGAATATGATTAATGATAGTTGATAATTTTTCAATATGTTCTAATTTATTGTTAATATAGTCTTTATATCCAGTATAAGATTTCAACTGTTTGATTAATGTTATATAGGTTTTCATTTGGGATTTAGTATGTTCTAAATATAGCTTTAATGATCGGAATGTTTGATTTATTTGTTTTGTATTTAGATAGAAATGATAACATGCTAAACCATTTTGGTATATTTGATATACATACATCCCACAACACATTATTAAATATATTCGTTGCCCCCAAGATAAGGAATCAAATCTGGTAAATAGTTGACCCATACTATGTTTATCTAATTGTTGATGTAAGACTTGTACATATTCTTCAATTGTTATTGGTTTTTTTAGTACTTTAAGAATTAGAAATGGTATAATTAATAATATTATTGGCGCTAATAAACTTAATAGAGGCGATATGGTTTGATAAAATGTAAGAACCGCTAAAAACATTTCAGATTTATTTAAAAATTCAAGTTTTTCCCATTCTATATATTGAAATTTTTCAATAAAATTATCCATTGTTTTAATGTCGGTCCAATTTTGCCAACATTTTTCTATGATTGGTTTCGTTGGTAATAACTTGCTTTTGTTTACTGACTTATATAGCTTTTGCGAATCTTTTAAAAATTCAGTATTGGTGGTATAATATTTACACCATTTATCGAGTAATTCCTTTCCCATTTTTGAAGAAGGACGGAAGGTTTTATCATATATAGCTTTGTTTGAGTCATTCTGCTTTAATAATTCTAAATCTACATATAAGTTTTCGAAAATTTCTTGTTTTTGTTTATCAAATTCTATTGGAAGTAAAAAATTTTTATTAATTTCTTTAATTAACATTAAAGAAGTTAGAGAAATTAAGTCCTAATATTCGACGAGTTTACATACTGTTAAGATGTTTTGACCAATCTCCTGGCATCTCGCTAATTTGTGTGTTATAAAATTCTTCGAAATGTTTCAACTTGGCGCCATCATGACGCGTAACAAAGTTAATAGCAATACCTTTTCTCCCCCATCTACCAGAACGACCAATACGATGAAGATATGTATGTTCACTTTTCGGTACATCAAAATTAATAACAACACTGACTTGTTGAATATCAATTCCACGCGCAAATAGATCAGAAGTAATTAGCACTCTGCATCCACCATTTTTAAAGTCTTTATGCACATCTTTTCGTTCATCTTCATCCATTTTTCCATGAATTTTCTTGACAGGAAAGTTATCTTGAACCATTGCTTCCTCTAAATCATCTACGCGTCGTGTAGAATTACAATAAATAATTGCTTGTGAAATTGTTAGACCCTCAAATAAATCTTTAATAGTAGCATATTTGTGTTCATCACTATCAAGTCTAATATAATACTGGGCTATACCTTGGAGTGTTAGTTGTTCTGTCTTAACTAAAATTTTAATAGGATTTCTCATAAATCGTGTAGTTAATTGTTCTAAAGTTTCTGGTACTGTGGCACTAAACAATCCGATTTGGATATCATTGTGCATATACTGGAAAATCTTATAAATCTGATCTTTAAATCCTGCGGAAAGCATTTCGTCTGCTTCATCCAGTACAATAAGATCAATCTTTTCGGTCTTAAGATATTTTCTACGAATCATATCATGTACACGCCCAGGTGTCCCTACGACAATATGTGGTGGATCTTCATCTAACTTTGCTCTATCACCATCAACCGATGTGCCGCCGACGAGTAGTTGAACTTTAACTTTTTCAAAACGTCCGATATCCGTGATTACGCCTTTAATCTGGCTGGCTAATTCATGTGTTGGTGCTAAAATAAGAACCTGCGTGGAATGTAGTTCATGGTCTATAATTTGGAGCGAACCTACACCAAAACATGCTGTTTTTCCCGTTCCTGATTGTGCTTGCGCAATAATATCACGGCGTTTTCCTTTATGTCCTGGTTGGACAAGAGGAATTAGTCCTTTCTTTTGAATCGGACTAGGTTTTTCAAACCCAAAGGCATAAATACCCCTAAGTAAAGCTGGACGAAGATTTAGAGTAGGATCATCCCACTCATTAATTTCTGTATACGTATGGTTGGTCTTTTCGGACATCTATATATGTGTAGTATTATGCTTTTAAGCTTATTGTATTAGATTGTTTTCAATTTTTATATCTACATAAAAATTGATATAAATATGAACAGTTAGATAAATGTAGTACACTATGACTTCAATACTGGCTGACCATCAATATGATTTAAGACATTTTCCACAGGCAAATCAAATAAATGTAAATAAATTTTTAGCACAAAATGTTATCGATATAATAAATAATTTAGCCTCTCTGGTAGGTGCACCTTCTTATCAAAAAACACCTGTTTTTAAACACATACGCTCTCGTAATAATAGACCACCCCGTCAAAGACAAGTGATTTCTGGTGCAGATTGGGCTGAAATTAGAAATTTTAAAACGACAGAACTAACTAAAAAAGAGGAGGGAGTTGATAAAGACATTGATGAATTACGTGGATTACTTAATAAACTTACGAGTAATAATTATGAAGATATGGAAAAACATATAATGCAATCTCTGACTACTATTATAGGTAAAAATTGTAAGGAAGAGGATTTGGAAAAAATTGGTGAAGCTATATTTGAAATTGGCAGTATAAATAAATTTTGGTCGGCGTTGTATGCAAAATTATATAAAACTATATTGGGAACATTTCCCGCAATGAATGAGATTTATAAAAAGAATTTTAATAATTTCCTATCATTGTTTAATGATATTCGTTATGTGAGCGCAGAAGAAGATTATGATGAATTTTGCAAAGTTAACAAAGAAAATGAAAAACGTCGTTCTATTGGAAGTTTCTTTGTTCATCTAATGAATAATGATGTAATTAAAGAAGTAGCTATATTTGAACTTATTAAACAATTAAAAAAAACAATGTTGAGTTTTATGGATATGGAAAATAAAAAAAAGGAAGTTGCAGAATTTGCAGAAAACATTGTGATTTTGATTAATGGTGGGAAGGAAAGATTAGAAGCATCTAATATTGATATAACTTTTGGTTGGGATGAATGTGTAGAATTTATTGAAGATATGACAAAAAGAAAGGTTTCAAATCATCCTAGTCTTAGCAATAAGGTAGTATTTAAATTTATGGATTTAGAAGAAGAACTTTAATCTTCTTTTCCTATAATTACTTCAATTGTTCTCTCATTGTGTTCATATTTTCTCTTTATATAATCTGTAACCGCAAAATGAATAGGATCAAAAATCATTAACTCTGGGTTATTAACCCAATATACTAATACTCTAACATCTTTATCTTGGGATTGATTTAAAGCCGATGTTGCTATATCTTTAATTTGATCTGTGGTAGGAGGCCAAGGACCTTTTTTCAATTTTGAGACGGCTAGATTGGACATTATTATAATTTTGGACATTATTATAATTTATTATGAATATATTTAAATTATTTAAACATAAATAAAATAATTTAAATTATTTAAATGGACCATTTACTCATTTATGAAGGTAAGGTAAGAAATATTTATAAACTCGGAGATAACTTTTTATTAATGAAAGCTAGTGATAGGGTAAGCAGTTTTGACAGACATATAGGTATTATACCTGGAAAAGGAGAATTACTTAATAAAATGAGCGAATTTTGGTTTAATAAAACGAAACATATAATAGATAATCATTTGATAACTACTCAAAACGAAGTTGCATTAGTTCATAAATGTGACCCATTGAAGATAGAAATGGTTGTTCGTGGATATATAACAGGTAATACGGACACAAGTTTATGGACTCATTATAATAAAGGAGAAAGAACTTATTGTGGTATTAGTTTTCCTGATGGTTTAATAAAAAATCAAAAATTAAAAAAATCTATAGTTACACCTACTACAAAAGGAAAAGTAGATAGACCTATTTCTAAGATAGATATAGTTAAAGAAGGTTATATGACACAAGAAGAATGTGATTTTATATATAGAAAATCTTTGCAATTATTTGAGTTTGGTCAAAAAATAGCGGATAAAGTAGGATTTATATTAGTAGATACAAAATATGAATTTGGAAAAAATTTAGATGGTAAAATAATTTTAATTGATGAGATACATACTTGTGATAGTAGTAGATATTGGATTAAAGATACATATCAAGGAAGGTTTTCAAAATATTTGGAACCAGATAAACTAGATAAAGATTGTATACGCGATTGGATAAAATCGGTATGCGATCCTTATAATGATAAGATTCCTGAAATTCCTGAAACTATAATAAACAAAGCTTATAATAGCTATAAAAATTTTTTTGATACAATTTCTATATTATAAATTTTAAAATTAATATTATCAACGGCGATAAGAACGTGTTATACCATAACCAACGCCACTGGTAAAACTGCGTCTAGCGGTTCGACGATTACAAATATCTTCGCAACTGATTTCGCCTGAACACAGTCCAATAAGAACTATAATTGCACTGGCAAGACCGGCTATAATCATGAATAGTTTACACGCAACAAACTCTTCACATATAGCCATTCCTACTCCGATGATTAAATCAGTGGCGATCTCTCCAGCAATATCATCGTCATCATCTGTCGCTGTAACAAATTTCATTGTAAATAATAGGAAGGTGAAAATCCATATTGATTTTGACATAGGGGACATCTTTAGATTGTGTTTTGGTAAGGTGGTTAAATAGTATTAAACTACAATTTTTTATTCTTTTCAATTTATTTAGTCATATAAATATAAATACAATCGAATATTTATATTTATATGACTAAAGAAGTTGATACATTGGATGAAGCATTACAAAAAATATATTTTACATTAGTTAAAAATTTGAAAATTGTAAGAAAAAGATTGGTTTATTATTAAACTGGGAAAAGAGATTAATAAAAAGGTTAAATATACCTTTGTATTAATTATTAAATGTTAGGCACAGGATGGATTGTATTTTGGGTTTGTATAGGAGTATTCTCAGCATTTGGATGGTGTTGTATAGGTTATAAAATGTTTCGTCAAAGAGAAACTCCAAGTGAGCCAACTGAAGAAATAAATAATTTTCTTTCGTGGGGTTCAACAGCTCATAATGATTATTCTTTGATTTAATTTTCAATTTATTTAGTAATTATTTTTTCTTGCGTTTAGTTTTCTTGTATTGGGTTGAATTTTTTTTGGTCAAAATGCCACTCAACACCTTCCATATTTGAGATGTAGGCGATGTGGCGTTGTTGCCACTCTGAATCGCCATGGATAATTGTACAAAACATTCCAAACAACACTGTAATCTTTTCTCCGTCCCTGTTCTTGATTCCCCGAAATCTCTTCTTAATAGCACTCGTCATTTGGTTGTTACCAATCATTATTTCTTTCATTTTGGAACTCGACAAGGCTTCCATCAGTTTTATCGCCCCAGTATCCGCGATTTTGTTACAATTAAGATGGAGTGAAGTCAGTTTGGAACTCGGTATGGCTTCCGCCAGTTTTATAGCCCCAGCATCAGTGATTAGATTCCCAAGAAGGCTAAGGTGTCTCAGTTTGGAACTCGGTAAGGCTTCCGCCAGTTTTATCGCCCCAGCATCCCTGATTAAATTGTGATCAAGCCTAAGTGCAGTCAATTCAGAACTCGGCAAGGCGTTCGCCAGTTTTATCGCCCCAGCATCCGTGATTCTACATTTGTTGAGACTGAACAAAATCTTTCGTCTCATATGTATATTTTTCAGTACGCGTTCCAGCTTAGACGTCCGTCTAATGGGTTCTTTATTATCATTCACAAATATTGCTCCATTATACACCTCATTGGATTTCTTCAGGTTTGAAAACCCGAAATTTCTTAAACAAATTTTACAATCTTTACCACCAAATATACTATTTTTAATAACAATTCCTGGATGTATGGCACATCTATTATTTTGAATAGCTGCTACGCGAACACTTGATTTATTATCAGCAATATTTTTAGTACTAGTATTATGTTTACTTGCATCAATCTTTATAGCTAATGTGGCCATTTGTCTTATAGGATGGTTAGTAGTATTACCATATACTTATTTATTTCTTTTCAATTTATTTAGTAATATAAATATAAATACAATCACACATTTATATTTATATGACGCAAAACGGCTCTGCCAATTTACAATATACATTGCAAGAAAACAAAAAAAACAATGATAAAGTATCTTATGAAGACGTATTACAACAAGTCGATACATTGGATGAAGCATTACCAGACCTGGAAATTCAATATATTTATGAAGAAGAGGAAGCAATATTGGGTATGGATGATTATCTAGCTTCAGAACTAGATTATCAAACAAATTATATTAAAAAAGATTTGGAGAGAATAGCAGATTATTACGAGATTTCTAAACGAAAAAAACGAAAAGATGAATTGGTAGAAGTAATAGTATTATTTGAAAAAGACCCTGTTAATATCCAAAAAGTCTATCAAAGGAAAAAATTATGGAAATATATAGAAGAAATTAAGAAAGATAAATATTTAAGACAATTTTTAATATTAGATTAGAATATATGGTGCTTTCACGAATTGATAAAAGTATTGAATATCCAGCAGTTAAATTTGTTGATTCCGAAGATTTAGATTATGATGCGCAATTATATCAAATTGAATTATTTCCTGATTTGGAAGTGATAATTGCATTAGGTAAAGTTAAATATTCATTCATCGATAAAAATGTTTTATATATTCCAGTATATTTAACAAATGATGGTGAAGTTATATTACAAATGGGAGTATATGAATTTCCATCTAATATTTACACCTCATTGCTTGATGAAGATAATGATTTTGATATAAGTTTATTAGAAAACCCATTGCCGCTTTTATATAAATTTATAAATGAGTCATTTATTCGAAAAGAATTAGGTAAGAAAAAAACACCATCTCCCGAAGAACCAACACCTAAATCCACTGAACAGGAAAAAACGGATAAACCTCCTGAAACAAAAAAACCTCCTGAATCGGAAAAACCCCCTGAGTCTAAAAAAACGCCATCAGATGATTTTACAGAATTATCTAAGGATAGTAGAGTTCCAAATAAACAAACAATTATACAAGAATTGTTTGCAGAAGATGATGATGAAAAACCTGTTATTTCTGATGAAGCGGTTACCGAAGAGGATGACCAAGAAACCAATTTTAAAGAACATTCTGGTCATAATTGGGTAGAGAAATTTATGAAAAACGAAAATTATGGCATAGTAGATAATGAAGGTGGTGGCGATTGTTTATTTGCAACAATTCGAGATGCTTATTCTGGTATTGGAAAAGCTGTGACTGTTAAAGATTTACGATCTATTGCCAGTAATGCTGCAACAGAAAAAGTGTTCCGTAATTTTAAAGAACAATATGATATGTATGATACTGAAGTAAAAACTTTATCGACGGAATTAGCAGAACTACAGAACGCGAATAGGGTGTTAAAACAACGTTATAGTCAAACTAAGGATAGAGATGAAAAGAAAAAATTAGTAGAACAATCAAAACCTATAATTGCAAAGTTTAGACAAGCAAAAAAAGAAAAAAAAGCAGCATCAGAATTATTGCATGAATATCGCTGGATGCGAGGTATTGACTCAATAGCTAAACTTAAGAAAAAAATGCGAACTTGCCGTTTTTGGGCGGAGTCCTGGACCATTCAAACATTAGAAATGGCATTAAATGTTAAATTAATTATATTATCCAGCTATAACTATGATAACAGAGATTATGATAATGTATTGTCTTGTGGTGATATGGCCCCAGATTCAATGGTAAAAAAGGGAGTGTTTAAACCAAAGTATTATATTATCCTGGATCATACTGGCGAACATTATAAATTAATTACTTATAAACAGAAACAGATATTTGAATTTAACGACATCCCTGTTAAAATTAAGAAATTGATCGTGGATAAATGTATGGAATCAAAAGGAAAAAATATATATAATTATATACCAAAATTTAAGTTACTACAAATGAGTATGAAAGATTCTCCGACGAGTTCTTTATCACCAGGTGACGATGCGGGTCCTGAAGATCAAGGAGATCCTTCCAAAGAACCAGAAGATGAAGGTTCCGATTTGTCGAAGAAACCTAAATTTGATGAAACAACAGTATTCCAATTCTATTCAAAGTCTGCTGATAAACCATTACCGGGCAAAGGTGCCGGAGAGACAATAGAACCAAGAAATATCAAGAAATTTGCAGATTTAGCTTCGATGTCTGGGTGGAGAAAGGTATTGTCGAATTTTTACATAGGTCCATTCAAATTAGATAATAGAACCTGGAATAGTGTTGAACATTACTATCATGCAAATAAATTTAAAAAGGGGCATCCTGAATTCTATCAACAGTTCACCGTAGAATCGGGAACTGATATTTCAAAAGATCCTGCATTTGCTAAGGCAGCTGGTGGCAAAACAGGAAAATACAAAAAGAAAGATTGGAAGCGTCCAAAAGAAATTGTAATTGACGAAGATTTCTTCTCTAGTGGAAGAAACCAACAAGCAATGGAAGCCGGTCAGAAAGCCAAATATTCACAAAATGAAGTTGCCAAAGATGTACTACTCGCTACAAAAGATGCAAAATTACAACATCATGTAAGAGGACAACCACCAATTGTATTTTATGATAGTATGAAAATTCGTGAGGAGTTAAAAATATAGTGTTTTACCTACAATACTTTCGATAGTATTACAAATATTGCTTATGCTATTAATAATATGTAAACTAAAATCAGAGAACTTAACATGTTTCGCGAATTCGTGTTGAAACATAAATTCTTTATTTTTTTTTGTAAATTTTTTAAGTGTAATTAAGATTTCTTTTACTAACATTTGACAATTGTTCCTGCTAATTTGCCAATTAAAAAAGATATTATTTCCAATTCTCTCCCGAGTTTCTTCGAGAATTTGTCTTAAAGTGTATTTTTTTCCATCTAAGGATATCTTACGCATATCTTGTTTGTCAGAAATGCGAAAATCTGATGCAAATTTAATACAGTTATTTTTTTCTATTAATATATTTTTCCGAGTCTTATTTGGCAATTCTATTTCAATCATAATAGAAGTATGGTAGGGGAAAAATACATTATTTTTGGTTGTTTCAATGTATTTTTTCATTTCGCGTTCAAATTTATAAAGTGTAATAATATTTAATAGTATTTTTGCAAATCTTGTAATAGGTTGTCTTACTAAATATATTCGTTTTATGGGATAGTCGCCGTATTTTTCTAATGTATTGCAACAATCACTATTATATTCATTAAAATAAAAACAATCTTTATCAATGTTCATTTTTAGCCATTTAAAAGCATAGTAACTACACACTAACCATGCTACAAAACCTATTATTAACAATAATATTATACCCAAAATGATAAATTTCCAATATGAGATAGATATATTTATATTAAAAAAATGCATTGTATAATTATAGGAAAAAAAATTTTTTAATCGAACGATAATAATGATTTATGGAAATATAAAACCTACTGTTTCCAATATATCCAAAAGTTTTTTTTTGTTTTCAAATTTATTTTTAATCAATGTATATGGAACACCTTCAAATGGGTCGTGTGTTTTAAACGTATATATATCAAGTATTTCTTGTCTTTGATGATATTCTTGGAGAGATATATACCTTTTTTGTAGTAGCCAATCTAAAAACCCGGGTTGTGCTGTTCTTTTGTATTGTTTAAATAAATCATAATAATAAAATATGTTTTTTTTACTCGTGATGTAGTCATTTCCGGCACATATACATAATTCTTGAAAATCGGATAAAATCATATTAAGATTATTGAGAATTAGTGTCATATCATAAACCACTACCGTATGTTTCATTAAACTAAAATATCGGAAAATTCGTTTACAGCCATATACCATTATATCTGTATCTTCTGTAAGACATGCATAGACTTCATTATTTAATGCACCACACAATTCATCTGCTTCGTATTTTGCTGAAACATACACCATTCCATATGCATCAAGCAAGTCTTTGACATTTTTAATATCTTCCTTTGTAACTGTTATAAATTGTTTTCGTAGTGTATCCAGTTGCATTTCTATTTTAACTCTGTTATCTCCATTAGACTTGTGTAAATTTTCTTTTATAGCATTGAATTTTTTTTTAGCTTGTTTTTTAGATTCTTTGCGTTTACGCATTGTTTCATTTTTCTTTTTAAGATATTTCCCATCAAATATAAATAATGCATGAATATTATAATAGCGAAATATTGAACACATTAGATAAATATTCTCTAATAGATTGCCCATTTCTTTGAATCGATATAGATAAATACTTATGTCAACTGTAATTTTTTTATTTGAAAATTCGCGCAGATGTTGTTCTTTAATACTGCGGTCATTTAATGAAGCTATGAATGTTTGTAGTAAGTGAATGCCCATAAGTTGTGGTTACTGTTTATAATATTGTATTTTCAGTGTTAATATACTTTCAATTTAATCCTATTTCACAAAGGCTCATGCGCATTGTTTTGGTTAGTTTATTGTATTTTGGTTCCGCTCTATTACCCTTTTGTTTTTTTAAAAATACGTGCATTTTTTCAATATCTCTTAAAAATTGGGGATTTTTGTATGTTGACATTATAAATTCCATAAATGCATCTAAATTATGATTTGTTTTGTTAAATGCTAATAAATTATTATTATGTTTTTTACACCATAGCAAAAAACCAGTATTGTTATATAAGAGTACATTCTTAATAATATAATAAGCAAAAACATTCGTTTTTTCTTTAAACAGATAACGTCGTATACTGTTGCTAATGTTGTCATTATCATATAAATTTCTATATGTAAGACCCATAAAATCAAGTATTTTTATCATTTGAAATAGGGAAAATATTTGTTCAAATCGAATACAAAACTCACTATATAAATAGAATTCTTCTTCTTCTTTTTTATCTGTTAGAAAGTAAGCAGAAATTAAACCATTCATTGTGGATGCCCAAAATTCAGCATAGGCTTCATATAAATTAAATTCACTTTTGATTGGAAATAATTGCTTTATTTTTTTATTAAAGTTTGTTAATGGCATATTAGAGAAATCTAAACCCAATGTATGAAAAGTCTCATGAATAAATACTTTTAGAAATTCTTCTTTTCTATAGACAATAATTTCACCTTGAGGTGCACAAGAGGTGGTTACTGCACTATTACAATGATCATGGGAAATAGTTGTAAACTGATTACCAGGGAGTTTTTTTTTAAATGGAGTTAAGAAACCATATATTTTTAATTTTTTAGAGCATTTATAAGGTGCATATTGAAATGCTATTTTAAGCCAGATAATCATTTTTTTAATATATTTATCGAATTTACCCAATGAATTAAAATCTTTTTCATGAAGCAATCCAAAATAGATTTCTATTTCTCGATCTCCAATTGTGCAGGTATATACCATATATCCACCCAAATGTTTAATAATATAATCACGAATAAATTCTGGTATATATTTGCTTTCATTTAATAACCAAGGTGGTGGTTTTGGCAATTCGTCTTTTTTAAGATAGCTATGAATTTTGTTCAATGTGTATTCAGCACTCGCCCATCTATCCGCAAGTTTAATATCATTATATAATATTTTCAAAATATTATCTATTTTTTTTTGTTTTAATGGCGACTTTTTAACTAAAACATTATCAAACATTGGTAATAATAGTCTTGTTATTTCTTCAGATTCTTCTGAGAAGTTCATATTATATTATATAAAGATTGTTTTTATATAATTTAACTTTGTGGAATCATACTATTTCCTACGAGTTTTCTTACACGGTTTTCTCTTTTTGCGAGGCTTCTTCTTTTTGCGAGTTTTCCTTTTACGAGTTTTTCTTTTGCGAGTTTTCCTTTTACGAATTTTCCTTTTACGAATTCTCCTTGTTCTTCCTCCTAACCAGGTGGTGGGCTGCATTGTATAGTTTGGGTTATGTATTTTTTTTAAATGTTCACGCGCATTCCACATAAGCGTTCTCCATCCATTTTGCCCATCTTCATATTGCCGATTGTGTCCATCAAATATTCTACCACCGTATGCATCTAAATTATAACTTATTTCAGCAAGGGCAGCTTTAAGTGCATTAGCTTGTCTGTGAACTTGAATCCATTTATCTCTGTCATTTGGATCTTTTTTAGCAGCCCTGTTTGCATCTAGCATCTCTTTTTTTAATTTTATTATTTTATCTATTGCAGAGTGGAGTTCAATTCTAGCAAGGAGCCTCTTCCAACTTGAAGTTCTGTGATCCGATCCATGAAGGAATCGCGTCAAATTTACTTTAAATCCTTTATATTCGTAATATTCTGGATTTTCTCGCTCTCTCTGGGCTTTCTTCTCAGCGACGAGACGGCGGCGACGATGTTGCTGGGAGACGAACTCATTGTGCGCATGCTCGAGTTCCTCGTCATTGTCATTGGGAAAACCCGATGTTTCATCATCATCACTGTCGGGGAGAGGTGGAAACCTCTGTGTGTTAGGGTCCCACGCTGATCCTGAATATTGGACAGGTTGATTTGTTTGGCGGACGAGTAACGGTGGTGCGGCTATACTGTATTCTAATCTTCTCCTTAAATGGTGGGGAAGAGGAGAAGCAGGAGGAGAAGGAAGGGGAGCGACAATGTGAGCGTCCAATATTGACTGCAAATCGGTTGGTTGGCGATCAAAAGAGGGTGGTAAATCTGTCTTGACCTCCTCATTACTACCTATTGTGCTAGGTATTTCTACAGTGGGTGCGTGGTCGGTGTAGTTGTCTTCGTTGTCACAGCATAACGAAGAGTCCCCACCACAAGGACAATATTCACTGTGTTCTGGTTGGGATGGTATAATTATACTATCATCACCTTTAGTTTCTATTTTTTGTTCATTTTCTTTTTTTTCTTCTTTGCTATCAGACATTGTATATATATATATCGTAGAAAGTAATTGAATATTTCTAAATTAGTATTTAAATTATGCAGTTCATAAAAATTTTATAAATTCTTATAAATTAATGGCGATTGGTATTCATATAATTAGTTAGACGCAGCAGCTTCGGCTTTCTTTGCTTTGACACTCTTAGCAAAGTGAGGGCTCATATAGCGCTGAAGGTTGAAGTAGGTAAGCTCATCATCCTTTTTAAGTTTGAGCAAACTGCGGAGTTTGCTATCAGCAAGAATGCGACGCCCATTTTTAGGATCTTGAAGTTTGTGTGCTCTAATATAAGTGTTGATTTCACGAGTTACCTCTGTACGAGCCATCTCGGTACCATGAGGTTTTCCAAGGAATTTAGCAAGCTCTTTGCTAATTTTGGTTGGTTTTACAAAGCCACTTGGTGCACGATTTCCACTTTTGCGGGCACGCTTGCGACCGGCTTTTTGTGCATTTTTAAGTTCACGCTCAGATCGTTTCTGAAGAGCTCTAACTTGTCCTGTTACACTAGTAAGCTGTGAACGGAGAACAGCGAGTTGTCCAAGGAGTTCCTGGAATGAATCAGAAAGAGAAGGAACTTGCTCAACAGCAGGAACCTCTACTTTTTTCTCAACAACAGGTGCGGCAACGACGACTGCAGGAGCGGGCGGGGCAGCAACTTTGGCAGCAGCTTTAGTAGATTTCTTAGAAGAAGTCTTCTTAGTCGATTTCTTAATCTTTGGCATTTTATAATCTACATTAGTCATATTTGTTTAAGTTCTTTAAAATATATATATATTTGTGAGCATTAAGCTCACAAATATCTTAAAAATGACCGCATGAAAAATCCTAAGTTTGTACTACAGATTCATATAGCCAAGGTAAAGCAACTGCGGCACTATGACTTACTAATGTAAGTGCAGATAAGATGTAAAATGCGCCTAAAGATTTTGCGTCAGTATTAATTCCTTTAGATATCAAATTTTCCATTATATATAAAATATTTCTTTGTAATGTTTCTTTATTCCTTTGTATCAATGAAGCAATATTAATGCCATGGAATGGATGTCCATTTGGAGGACATATTTGCCGTTTTATATGATCTGCTAAATTGGCCCTATACTCCCAAATATCTTGTAATTCTCTGAGAAATCTTATTAATTGAGGTCTTTCTAAAGTTAAAAACCATGAAGTATCTGTTATATGACCAAATGTATCAATGCGATGAAATATAGACAGAGTTTTAAGTGATATCCTTTTTTTATGTGACATGTTTTCATTATCCTCCTTTAATGTAATTATAATAGGTTCTTTCAAAGTATGAGATAATTTTATAAAATGTCTTATTTTTTTGATTATATTTTTGGGGAGTTCTAAGCGTGTATATGGATTTTTAAGATTCCCATCACTTTTTATCATCAAATTATAAAGAGATTTAATATTAAAACCATATACAAAGCCTTCTCCATCTTTGTAACAATAGAATTGATGATATGGAATTTTATTTATATTTTTCAAAGTAAGAAAATCTGTTTCATTAACACAATCTTTTCTATATTTCATACCATTTAATTGGAAATATTTTCTGCGCAGGCGCCCTCTTATATGTTTTTGAATAATAGAGACATAATGTGAGTATTTTAAAAAATTATACATTCTATTAATTAATTGGGGTTTATTACCTGATACTTTTTGTTTATAATGTCTGCACATTTTCTTGAGTTGTGCAACATTATAGTTTAGTTCTAATATTTTTTCAAAATCTGCAAATTCTAGGATTGTAAATTTTTCTTGTGAAACAGTTTTGCGTTTTCTTGCACGTTTTATTTCTATTTTGTCATATAGAACTGTCTGGATATAAGTTTTCGGAGAGAATCTTTCATTCTTCATCATTTATATATAACAAACGAAAATTAGTTTAAATCTTTTATGTATAATTAATTTTAACAAATAAGTTATTTATTATGGTCACAATTAACTTTGCCTATGATAAATTTTAGGTAATCAAACTTCTTATGTTCTCGGTGTTGTTTTATAAAATATATAATAAATCCTAAAATTACAGTAATTAGCATTGAGGCTTCTACTATTTTTGATACTTCATCTGTGTAGTGGTATAATTTATCATTTTTTTCTTGTTTCCAGTAGGTTTTGTAGTTTTTTAATGTGTATAATGTAGCAAGTAATAAAAAGGCGGCTATTGTAAAGTAGATATTCATTTTGGTAAACATCAAGAAGAAAACCCAGACATAAAATGCATTTTCCATTTGTGTAAGTGGATTTATCACAATATCAGAAGTAAAATTAATAGTAAAATAAATCATAAATAAAATCATTATCTGTTTGGCTAACATATTATGAGCTAGCACGTATCTCGTATGACAACTTAATGTTTCAGCTATATAATTTCCCGATACAGAGAGAATGAGAAGAAACAATCCTGCTGTATAATTTTTTTCGTGTATCCTGTCTAATAGACTGCTAAAGAAATCCATATATATAATATAAAGCTTAAAAATATATGATTAACAAATTTACTTAAATAATAACTAGTAAAATTTATAAATGAGCAATTTCATAAAAATCGTTAAGAATTATGAGCATATATGTCGTTTAGGACAACAAATAATTAATCATAAAGATCTCGTTCGACGCGCATGTCCTTCAAAATTAGATGAAGAATTCAGAAAACAAGATGCGCGTATTCAAGAATTCGTAGATGCAACAAACAAGGCGAGCACTGAGTGGGAAAAAAGTCCATATTCAATTAATGAATATTGGACGGGACTAAGTTAATTGAGATAATATAAAAAAAGAGTAAAATTAATTATACTTACCATTAGTGTTGTGCTACATACTATCATTTCAATGCTGTGTGCCTGTTATTAAAAAAATTGATTGTCCCACTTGACACTCATAAGTTAGACCCAATACAGTATCAGAAAGAAATGGCCGAAATAGTACTCACAGCAGCAGTTGAAGGAGCTTCGTTATTATCAGAAACAGTAACTGACGTTATCGCACCAGCGGTTGTTGAGGCAGCAGGAGCTTGTGCGGATCGCATAAGGGAAAATCCAATGGCTGCCAGTCTTAGCGTTTCAGCTGCACTTCATGCAGCTAAAAAATTAAAAGGTACAGTTTTCACTCATAATAAAATAGATGAATCATATCAAAACGCGGCATTCAAAACTGGAAAGTATACCCACGAACATAGACTTGCAAATATCGAGAAACATCTCGCTTTGGCCCAACAACGAGAAGCGAAAATGATGATTGTTCAAATGAACGGTTTTAAAAATGGAACCGCGTGGCTTGATAATATTGACAAATTTCATACTCCAGGCATTTGTCAATATTGTTCTAAATGTAAAAAACGCCTAGCAACTCATGGTAAAGAAGATGCAGAAAAACCCGAATTATGTCAAATTTGTGTTGAAAAAAAGCGTAATGGTGATGAATTTGTAAAAGATTTTCGCGAACAAACTGTAGATTACTTATATAATAATGTCGTTGCGTTTCATCGTGATTCGGAAAATCATAAGGCACAACTTCAGATATTGGATCCCGAGACAGAAACACGAATATCTATACGCACTGCTACTGTTGTAAGTGATTTAGCAGCTGCTAATAAAACATTGGTCGAACATGTTACAAAACAAGACTCTCGAAACGAAGATGGTATTGCAGAAAACAGAAAGATGGCAATGCTAATGTTACAACAGCTTGCTGACCAAAGTACATTCCAGAATAAGATGATGGAAAGAGCTGACGAACAGCACTTTATTGCACAAGAAGCTCAAATAAAGGCGGCGGAGCAAACGAATAATATTTTACTTGAAGTGATGAAGCAGAACAAAAATGTAAGTGACTTCGGTCAAGCCATAGGGAAACTGACTGATATGAATATAGAGACAACAAAACAACTCCGTATTGTTGAAGAAAAAGTTATTACTGCCCAGACCTGCGCACATGTAGCGAGTATCAAATCAGGTGTTGCCCAGAAGGAAGCAGTAGAAGCAAAAGATTTAGCACACAAGTACAAACACGAGCGAGAGATTGCATTGAATAAAATACGTGCGATGGACATTATTTATAATCCCGAGAAAACAATGGCAACAGCATTAGAAAGTAAAATTGTTGATAATCCTGATAGATTCCGCGGCAAGGAGGGAAGGAAAGGCAAGACTGGGGCTCAAGGCGTGGCGGGTCAAAGTGGTGACCAAGGGGAGCGAGGACGTGGATTTTGGGAAGATACTGGGCGCAAAATGTGGGGTATGAAATGATTGTTCGAGGTACGGATTTTGGACCTTCTTGGATTAATATAAATGTAACTAATTATAAAATTTTTAATCTCAATATAATTATTGGACATGATTATCTAAAGAAATTTATGAATTATGTAGGTCTACATAACATATGGTTTTGCATAATATTTTACTTACAATCATCCAATTAAAATGCTTATTTGAGTTATTAAAAAAATTGATTTAAAGCAGAGTTGTATAATTGTTTGTATAACCACATAATGTCAGCATCAGATTCTATCACGAAAGCTAAACAGTTTAATCCGTCTAAGGTCACATACCGTGCACCACTTGTTAATAAACGAGGTGGAAAATCTGTTCAATGTCAATTGAATGGATCACCTATTGTTTTACAGTTTCCCCTAATGCTTACTTGGGGTATTAATGAGCGAGTCGATGAGCAGTCAGGTCGCGTATCTTATGATATGGCCTTGCAGTTTGAAAATGGAAAAAGTTCATCTATTGAAAAGTTCGAAGCAGCACTTAAAAAGTTTCAAGATAAAGTTCTTGATGACGCAGTTGCAAAATCAAAGGAGTGGTTTGGTAAGAGTAAACTCAGTCGCGAGGTAGCAGATGCTATGATGTATCCAATCCTCAAGCATCCGAAGAAAAAGGATGGTTCTGGTGAGCCAGATTATGACCGTAGTCCTACACTCAAGTTGAAGGTACCTTTCTGGGATGGCAAGTATAATATTGAGCTTTATACTATGGAGGGTAAACCAGCCTATTTGCCGGAAGATACTGCTCGCAAGATGTCTATTGAGCCACCTCAGGGTGCTCGTAGTCCAGCTGATCTTGTTCCAAAGGCTTCTCATGTAAAGGGACTTTTGGCTTGCACTGGTCTCTGGATGGCGGGTGGTCGCTTTGGAGTCACTTGGAAGCTTGTTCAGGCTTGTGTTCGTCCACCAGTGCGTCTTGTGGGTAGTGGGCAATGTCATATTGCAGATGATTCAGATGATGATGAGATGGATACAAATCTTAAAAAGTACGATGCTTCAACGGATGATAGTGTTGCTCCATACAAGGAGGAAGAGACTACTGGTCCAACATTTGATGAAACAGATGAAGACGAGGAAGAGGAAGAAGAGGAGGAAGAGAAGCCGCCTACCCCAAAGAAAAAGAAAAAGGTGGTGCGTCGCCGAAAGGTAGTTAAGAGTAGTGAATAAATAGGCTAATATATAAAATTTGTATCCTTGCAGCAAATCATTCTAACTAATTAAGAAATGGATACCGTATCATAAAATTTTTTATACATTTTATGATATTCAAAATACTTATCGTCTTTTGCGTTTAGTTTTTCTTCTCTTGCGTTTAGTTTTTCTTTTTTTACGTTTAGTTTTTCTTTTTTTACGTTTAGTTTTTCTTCTACGTTTGCCGGAACCCTTAGGAGGAGTGGTAGCCAAAATTTTCCCCAGAATTTGACGTGCTTGGTGTTTTCTGAATTCAGCAGGGCGCCGGAACTTAGGTAGGTAATGGGAAGTATCTCTGTAAATATACTCAGATAGTTTTTTTCTTTTGTCTGCCATACTCTGTCCCTTGAGTGGACCAGTACTATCTACTATATGTTTTATATCATAATTTATAGGCGCATGCTTTTTTATAAACATATGTTGTGCAATGTTCTGTGGAATAGTAATACTCATTTGATATATCTAAAGATTTTATTTGATAATATATCTGAAATTAATTTAAACCATTAATGTTTAAATTAGTAAAATGGATTCAGTAGAATTTTATAGAAGTTTTCATACGCACCCAGTGAATAAATTAATTCATTTTATTTTCATCCCGTTAATTATGCTTTCAACATTGAATTTTTTAAGTGAGCTTTCTCTCCAGTTCAGGTTTCCTATAAGCAAAAAACATCTAGTCAATGCAAGGCTGAATCATATAATAAATGAAAATATAATTATCAGTATTTATAATTTATATTATTATTTTGCCTATAATTGGAAAATTGGATTAATAATGCAGTTGTATATATCTTTTTTGCGTCTAATAGCTATTGTTTGGAGAGAAACAGATAAAAAATGGTTAAAACATAGTATCATAATGTTTGTTTCTGCTTGGACTATGCAATTTGTAGGTCATGCTATAGAAGGTAATAAACCAGCATTGTTAACTTCATTATCACAAGCCGTATTTCAAGCGCCGTTATTTACATTGGAATACGTTTACCCTTCTCTCTTACAATAAAAATTATTTTATATTATTTAAAGCAGCTTTTATAGCATCTTCGGCTAACATACTACAATGTAATTTAACAGGTGGTAGCGATAAATAAGAAGCTATATCTTTATTAGTTACATCCATGGCTTCTTCCACCGTTTTCCCCTTAATCCATTCGGTAGCTACGGATGAGGAAGCAATTGCCGAACCACAACCAAAGGTTTTAAATTTTGCATCTACGACAACGCCATCTTCTACTTTTACTTGTAACTTCATAACATCACCACACGCGGGTGCACCAACTAATCCTGTACCAATATTTTTTTCATCTTTTTTAAAACTTCCAACATTTCGCGGTGTTTCATAGTGTTGGATGACTCTAACGTGATATCTTCTACATAGAATACGAAACATTATTATATATAATCTTATATAATAATCTATAATAGGTTTTCCATTTTCATACTTCTAATCAGTCTTGTCATTCCAATTCCCCCGCCACTTCTTGGAAAGAAATCCAATTTTAAATAATCCTCTATTTCTTTCATTGTACGTTCTTCACCAAATAGTGAAATTAATTTTTCTTTATAAGCACCATTGCATATAGAATGAAATCTATCCCACATTACATTTGTATCAGTTTCTCGTTCAGCAGAACCAAAAGTTTCCTGTCCACTTAAAATAATATCCACTTTTTTAGCTGTCCAATCCTTATTTCTTTTCATATTCCAAAATGGGTCTGTGGCTTCTGGAAAATCAGTTAAGATTACGATAGCCTGTTTTCCATTCTCATACATTTGTGTTTCATGATCGTGAGTTAATTCAGCGGTATTATACGATTTGGCAACATTGGAATATTTGTCTCTCCTTGGTGGATATAAAGATGATTCATATCCCAAATATTCTAATAACTCTTTTTCTAAATTAATTAAGGCTTCCATATCTCCTTTCATTTCAAATTCAAATAATGGAAATATAAGATCGTGACGTCCTTCAACAGGATTTGGTTCTTCACGATAACTGGTGGATAAGCAAAAATATCCTGGCGGAGTAGGATTTTTTAACAATTCATACTCTAACCACATTTGTCCTGTTTGAGGCAATGGCCATATTTGACCTGCATAATTAAATGTGGCTACTGTAAATGGATCTTCGCAAGCAGCTAATATACTCAGTCTATTTTGTGGATGAGCCTCTACGAAATTTTTAGAAAGAAAGAATTCTCGTAGTTTCTTAACTACAGTTGTAAACTCTTTTGAGTCAATAATTAGTTTACTGTCATAAACACCAGAAGAAGCAGAAATTGTTGAATGACACAGGTCCATTTTAGAAGGTTATTAGTATCTCTTTAAATACTAATAATTTTAATCTATTTAATAATTATATATGTGGGGCACATTAGGATATTGTTTACTGTCTTATTATTTTGGATTTTATACATTTATGTATTTTAGATTAAACTCAGAGCAAAAAAGACTAACCAATTATGAAACAAATGACAAATTTAAATATAAAAAATTATAAATATTAGAAATTTTCAAAATGGAAAACTTTAAAATCTATTAATAAGTCGGCGTTTTAAATGTTAAAAGGTTTTAAGAAGGCAGCGATTGAAATTCTACCAGCTGAGACGGAAGGTTCTTTGGGTACGCCATGAACTGAACCTCCGAAAATAATGGAAGACCCATTGTTCATAGCAAATTCTTTTTTACCGACAGTTAATGTGCGAGTTGCACCAAGTGACAGTACCAGCTGATGGCTACCCTTGTGGGAATGGTTGGGAGCATACATTGTACCGTCCACATAGTAATTAATATAAATACCCATAATGGCGTAGTTTTGTTTATTTTTGAGAGCATTCAAAGAAAGTTTAATAACAGAACACAAAACCGGCATTAATGAATCGGTGGGCGGTACCATATATGCCTTCCGAGTAAAACCACCTCTTGAACGAATTCCATCGTGCCACCTGACCGAATAAACCAACTGATTATACAAATCAGTTGCTGCAGCTTCCGTAAGCGTATTCGACTTATAAGTGGTAACACAGCGAGGCATAATTATATAATAATGTAATTTTGTACATTATTATTTTCAATTTTTATTTGACATCTCTTAATTCATTTTAACAAGTTATTTAACCAAAAATGGTATGTGTAGTAGAAATTTTCGAGCATTCTAATATTTATCATTGCTATAATAGATATCTTTAACAGTGGCTTTCCACGCATCCCGAAATCGTATAGCTTCAGATCTGGAAACGTTATGCTTAAATACAAGACGAAAAACAATATCATCTGTATTTCCCATTTTATAAGCGGCCACAGAATACCCGTTTACTTCGGCTAGATGACTAAGAACTTCCTTTAATGGAAATGTTGTATCATCTAAACAGAATGCGATAACAGGATAATAAGGTTCATTGATTTGAATAAATACTTTCTTACCAGACTTACTTCTAAGTGAATTGAGGTACTTTGATAAAATTTTAGACATTTTCATACAATACGCAATTCGTTTTTTATATCCTTCTATACCTAATTTCATAAATATATAGAAAGCTTCTACGACTTGTGAAGATGATTTTGTGAAATTAATTTGAAGATCTAATGCACCTTCTGGATCTAGCTGGCCCATAGGACCACGCTCACCTCCCGTTTGTGTTATTGGGTCGAGATAAGGCGTATCCCCCTGTGGATTGTGAGGATCTCCTGGAAGTTCCAATCGTTGTTTTCTTGTTTTAGTGTCTGGTAGGTTCATATGTTCTGCATCAAAGAAAAAACGCATTTTCTTAGGAAGTTTATAATCAGATTTTACCACTATCATACCCATACCTGCATAAGTGCCACCATATTTATGAAAAGAAACATTAATTGATTTGACATGTTCTAAATCAAAACTCCATTTTAGTTTAGGTTTAATAAATGGTGTTAAGAAACCCCCAATGGCTGCATCAATATGAATAGGTACAAAAATTCCAGTTTCTTTATGATATTGCTTTAAGAATGTATTAATCTCCTCGATTTTATCATTTTGTGCACTACGAGTAGCACAAAGAGTACATACAACAGCAATTGTTCTTTCATTTATGCGTTTTTTTACTTCTTCAGCACCAAAGGTATAGTCAAGGTGTTTAAGGGGGATTTTTTGTGCTGTTACATCATTGTATCGTGCGGATTTATCCCAATTAATATGGGTATTTTCCGACCATATCATATTACATTTATTAATAGCCGGTTTTTTATGTCTTTCTTCCCATGCAAAACGATGTAAAATAACAGATACATAGATAGCTTCTGAAGAACCTATGGTAGACGCACCATTTGCTTTTGTATAATTATTATCCTGAAATAAATTAGCCATCATTTTTACCATTTGTTGTTCCATTTCTTTCACACGGTAATAAGGTTGTGTGTCAATGAAATTTATTTTTTTTGTATCTGAATGAATTTTATTTTGATAGGGATCGGCAGTTGTATTTACAAATGTTATAAAATTTCTATCGGGCATCTTATCTCCGTAAAGATACTTACTGATTATGTTAAATGCTTTTCTTCCCTTATGTCCTGTTTTTGGAAATGTTTTTTGTTTACGATGAATTTTTATATCTTCAAACATATATCCTTTATTAGGTCCATAAACTGTAACAGAAGGTAAAGTAGCAGAAAAAGGACAGTATTTTTTCCTTGTTCTGCGAGTATTTTTTTTTCTAAAGCGCCTTGTTTTCATAATTATATATATATATATATATTTTTATGCGTTTGATAAGCTTGTTTGGAGAGAAGTTGGATAAATAAACATATTTTATTTAGTATCCTCTAATTTAATATCAACATAAATATTGGCACGTTCTTCTGTAGAAAAAATATGATCCGGATTTATTTTTAATATTCCATTATTTCGAAAAGCATATGTTTGGTGTTTCTTAATAAATAAAGTTTTACTATCTATTTCAAATATTTTGTTTCCTAGCATCAATTCTATTTTTTCTTTTTGCAATACCTCATTAATAGGACCTTTAAAATAACAATGAATGTTATTATCGTTGTCAATGGTAATGTGATCCTCTAATTCTGGAACACATTTCACAATTACATCATTACCACTATGATCAAATATAACTTCATGATGCCATAATGGAACATAAAATGTTTTCCCCAACAGCTCTAATTTATATACATTATCGTTAAGAATATCCCCCAAAGATGGGTTTAAAATAACAATATTATCATCTCTCATTTTTTCCTTTAATATATCTTTCATTTTATCAATCGTTTCATCAGATATACCAAATATTTCTCTATAATTGGAGAGAAACTCGAAAAGTTCTATGGATTTTTCCTTTTTCAGATCTTTAAATAGTCGAATTGACAGTTTTCCACAATTATTTATGATATTATCAAGTGTAGTATCAAGAAAAACATCATCCCATTGGATATCAGGTGTAAAATATTTGATACATTGTTTCATAATATTCGTATAACTGGTCTCTAGATTAAATGACTGTTTTGTCTGTCGGTGTTCCTGCAAAAAAGAATAAGCGGCATTTATTTTCTTAAATTTCTCTCCAATATCAGGGTCATCTTTATTTTTATCTGGATGATATTTTAAAGCTTGTTTATAATATGCTGTTTTTAACATACGTTCAGTGTGTTTATTATCTAAATGTAATACCTTACATGCCATCTCCCAATCCATGTATAATCTTACATAGATAAAACATAAATTTCTCTAAATGATAAATGGGTCTATAATTATTATTATATAATTTCAAAAAATTGTAAAATTCAAAATAAATATCAGTAATTGTGGTTTTGTTTATTTTTTTATGTACTATAAAATGTGTAATAATGTCTTTTAGACAAATCGTAACATCCAAATGATAAATAAATATATTATATATATTATCTCGAAATTGAATAAAATTAAGATCTTTAAAATTTTCCAGAGAATGAATCAACTTGTTCGTTATAAGTTTTTGAGGTTCCATAAGCTGAGTATTTTTTGTATGTAAATCTTTTATATTAACAATTTGGTTTAATTTTATAGATTTATCAATGGTTTTACCAATACATTTTTTATATGTATTTTTAACTGGTCTTTTTACAGGTATTATTTTGCATCTATGTAAAATATTATCAGGTATAAAACTAATGCTTTCTGTAATAAAAATATAATGTAGATTTATATTTTTGTGTGTTAATGTTTGCAAATAGCTATAGAATATATCCAATAGTTCACTGTGAATTTTATGAAAATTCTTACAAACAATAATTCCGGTATGGTTTTGTCTAGCCGACAATATATCCAAAATATGGTTATAAATATCATTCCACAGTAATTTTGCATTGCAACCTAATAATTCCATATCTACTTCAAAATGTATATCGCTAAGTTTTATTAAAAATTCTCGCTTATTTTGGAAATTGAAAGTAATTTTTCTTTCATATTTTAAGTGAGAATCACTATAAAATTTAATATAGTTTAATACTTGTGTATATTTACCAATGCCGGTTGGTCCATAAAAAATTAAATTACGTTTATTATCTAGGCCACCATTAGGACTATTATAAATCCCCTCTAATTCAGGATGTAAATTGTTTTTTTCTTTTGCAATTATGTATTCTTCAAATCGTGATTGTAAGAATTTCATGGTTATAGTAAGTATCTTACTTATTTTTAATACTTAAAAATAGATATAACTATTTTTATAATGAATAGCACAGGATCACAATGTGATAATACTAATTTATTAGAAGATGATATAATGTCTCGCCTTAATTCTTATATAGATTCGCATCCTAATGTTGTCACCCTCTGGAAAGAGTATATAAAAGTAAAAAGGATTACCTATATGAAAGCCATTGTTGATTGTGATGAGATGATTAGAAATTTAGAAACTAATAGAGATATATCAGTAGGAACAATTGCAATGCTTTATGCTCTGTTTGATTAGATAACAACTTAAATAAGTAGTGTATTAGTTATATAATAAAATGTTTCTTATTATACAACCCAAAGATTTCAATAAAAATTTTTTAATGTTATCAGAAAAGACAAAAAATAATATAATGAATGATGGATATTTTTATCGATTATATTATTCTGATGAATATGGAACTTCAAAAGGTTTATTCTTAGGTTTTGAACTTCAACAAGTCAGTATAGAAAAATACTTTAATAAACTTAAATGTGGTTTCAATGCCGCCGGCAACTCTAATATTATAGGGTTTATTAAAGCAGTTGAAAAATCTATTCTGGATATAATGCCCGAAAAACAAGGAAAATACCCTACTTATCGTATAGAAGAACAATTGCAAAATGGATTTATTAAGATTTTTTATAATAGTAATCAAACTACGCCTACCAAATATACTTCTGTTAAATTATTATTAAAGATTTCTGGTATTTGGACAAGTGCAAAAGAATATGGTGTAACATTTCGATTCTTTTTTATCCGTCCGTAATAAATCGTGTTATAATAACATATAATTCTGCAGCAGAACCTAAAGATATAATACTGAAAAATATGAAAGCAGAAACATATGCCCATTTATTAGGATCTGGAATTTTACCCTTTGATAGTATAGCTTTGATTTCACCACCAAAGAACTGATATAACATAATAAGTTGCAAAAATAAGAAGAAAAATGTTAAATAATGAAATGTATAAAATTGTGGGGGTAAATGAGTAGCATCTTTGATTAATATACTTCTAACTGTTTGAAATACATATATCATCACAGCAATAGGTACAAGAGTAGCCATTGTTGGTAAATATAAGCCTGCCATTTTAGTTATTAATGAAAAAACACCTTCTCCTTTACTTGTTCTTGCCAACATTACGGTTGTCATCACAAGTGTGGTAACAACGCCAATGGCCATCCAATAGTAGGCCGCTAATTCACCATCTACTTGACCAGAGGCAGTGGAGATAGCAAATATAATTAAACCTACGACAGTTATTAATTTTGCAACCATTAACCAATTTTCTACTTTCATCCATGTACCACCCTTTTTCATTCGTTTTAAAATTTTTTGTGTGTTTTTCACCGGAACCGCTGTAGCAACAGGTATTGCTGTAGCGACAGGTATTTTTTTTCCAATTACAGCTTTTGCTCCACCTCTTCTTTGATTATGAACCATTGTATATATATACTATTGTATTTTATTATTTATAAATTTCTAAATTTGTTCTTTTAGGAAGTATTATAAAAAATAAAATATCTTTTTTTTATATTATGAGTCAGTTTAATGTACAACAACAACATCCTCTAATTCCTAGAGAGCAAACATATGTTTTAGATAGAAAGTTAGTTTCCGTTCATTCTTTTGATCGTGATATCAAAAAATGGCCAAATAGCAATTATTTTGAAATTGATCTTCCGCAATCTTTGCAAAGAATACAATCTATGCGACTTCTTAATATTTCTCTTCCAAGTAATCAATATGTATTTAGTAATGAATATCAGAATACGAAATTATCTTTCAAAGTATATCTCACACCTATTCCTGGGTTTCCACATACTTTCATAATAACAATTTCTGAAGGCTCTTATACACCAGATCAATTAGCCATGGAAATTCAAACAAAAATGAATAAAGTAGTTGCTGATTATACATGGCCAACAGTTGCACACTATGACAATTTCAGATGCAAATACAATGCAGTTACAAACAAATTCTGGTTTGGGAATTTACAGGACAAATTTGATTTGGTATTTGAAGAAAAACTTTCCTATAATATAGATTGTAATCAAGTAGAGGTATGGAATCATTATACAAGATGGGGTCTACCAGCCTATTTGGGTTACAAGAAAAAAAAATATTATTCTCATTCAACTCCACCAAATCCATGGCATAGGGATGTTCCAGGGGATCCTTTCGGTTTTGATTATGAAATGGAAGATGGGAGTGGAAATGAATGGTTAACAGATCCGTCTGAAAATCAAGTCGTAAATTTAGATGATTTAAGTGCTAATCCTTTAGACCCAAGTGGAATGTGTAATTTAGACATAATGGGGGACGATTATATTTATATGCAAGTTGAAAAATATAATAGCATGGATGAAATCGAACCTTATTCAGAAAATACAGGTGGGTGGTTTAATAACGATTATGCAGGGAAGGTTAAATGTGCTTTTGCTAAAATACCTGTTAGATGTTTGCCATATTCTCAAATGTACGACTCTACTAGAGCGTTTATAGCTAATATATCACACTATAATCCACCTATCGAGAGAATAGATAGACTACGATTTAAATTCCGATATCATGATGGGCGATTGGTAGATTTTAAGTGTTTACCTTTCACCTTTACATTAGAATTCAATATGTTAAGAGATGAGCAACTTCGTGCTATGATAGTTCGAGTACCACCATTATACTGTCTCTAAATACCATACTCTTCTTTACACCAACCAAGTATCTCCTGTTTTTGCATTGATTTCCACTCGATATTTTTGAGATTCAAGAAGCGTGGTTTTTTCATTGTAGTTGTTTTATAAAATATATAAGGTCCATATTTACCTTTTCTTATTGATAGTGATTCTGTTACTATCTGTAGTACTTTAGGATTACTCGACTTTTTTCCAAGTAAAATATCCAACACATCCTCTAATTGAATATTGTCTTCCGGTTTACGCACAACACCCTTTAATGAATATTTATTATCACCACATACAATGTACAAACCATATTTACCCTTTTTCAATATTACATCTTGATTCTTATATGAACCAAGTCGTTTGCCTGTAAAAGATGGTTTGGGTTCTATGATTTCTTCTAATGTATATTTGCCACGTTTCAATTTCTCTATATCTAAATCTTTCTTTGCTGATTTAAATTTAGTTTCTCCATCTTTTTCATATTTAACAACTGGTCCGTATTTTGCTATCATATACACATGATCCTTATCAATCTGAATGTGTTCTCTGTTATTTTTTTTAATTGTTCCAGATAAATTTTTCATTTCATCATAACATGTTTGGCATAACGAATGCCATAACTTAGCACCTTTTGCAATTTCATCCAACGTGTCTTCCATATTTTTTGTATAAGGATATACGAATAACGGATTAAACTTTTTAATTAAGAATTCTATTACAATTGTACCCGTTGGCTCAATAACCAATTTATTCTTTTCTTCCCCGAACATTCTAGTATTTTCCATTTCAACCAATGTTTCGTCACTCAATGTAAAATCTACACATTTTAACGGCTTACCTTTAACATTTCCTTTATTAACATATCCCCTGTCTTGGATTTTTGCAACAAGTGATGAAAATGTTGATGGTCTTCCAATTCCTACTTTTTCCATTTGCTGCACTAATCTTGCCTCTGTGTAATGTGTTTTAAGATCTTTCAATGTCATTTTACTTTGAATTTTTGAATACTCAACTATTTTGTTTTGTTCTAATTTCAACATCCAATCATATATTTTGTTTTCCTTTTCATAACCTCTAACGATTAACCAACCAGGAAATGTAATTAGTTCTTCGGAATATTTATACCAATATTTATCTGGGGCAGTGATTTTCGCTGATAAAAGATTATATTCAGCTGGTGACATACAACTTTCCACTGTATTTGACCAAATTAAATCATATAATCGCTGTTGTGACGGATCTATGTTTGAAGCGAGTTTCTGTCGTGTTACGTCAGTTGGTCTAATAGCCTCATGTGCTTCCTGTGCATTATCGTCTTTCTTTGTATTTTTCTTCGCACCATTTCGTTGACTCAATGAATCAATGTCATCATTAACATATTTACCAGACCATTTATCTTTAATAAATTTTTTGGCTTTACCAATGAACTCTTTACTATAAGTACGACTGTCAGTTCTCATATATGTAATGAACCCTTGCTCATATAGTTTTTGAGCTGTTGTCATAGTCCGTTTTGGAGAGAAGTTTAAAATATTAGATGCTTTTTGTTGAAGAGCACTGGTTGTGAATGGACGCGGTGGTTGCTTTTTTTTATTAACAGGTTTTGTACAAGTATAAATATGCTCAAAATCAACACTACTTTCTAGAAAAGCTCCCATTACTACTTCATTTTCATGGTGATGATTAAGTTTAAAATCTAAATTCTTATCTGTAAAGTATCCAGTTGTATCATATGCTATTCTTCCTGGAGCATTATTGATTTCTTGTTGATTATCATAAATAAGTCGCAAGGCGGGGGTTTGACATCTTCCAGCAGATAAACCACTTTTTCTACTAATATTTGCCCATAAAATAGGTGAAATAGTAAATCCGACAAGACAATCCAATATTTGTCGTGCTTGTTGTGCGTTTACCTTATTCATATCTATAACAGTAGGATTGGCAACAGCCTTTTTAATTGCAGACTTGGTAATCTCATGAAATATGATTCTAGGTGTTGTACTCACAGGTAAATTAAAGGCTTTGCAGATATGCCATGCAATAGCTTCACCTTCTCTGTCATCATCTGTGGCTAATATAACTTGGTCGGCTTTTTTAATAGCCGCCCTAAGGGGTTTAATATATTTACCTTTTGCTGGTAAAAGGCGAAAAGTAGGTTTAAAATTATTTTGGACATCAATTCCTTTTAAACCATTTGCAAGATCACGAATATGGCCAAAACTGGCAATACATTTGTATCCTGGGCCAAGATAACTCTCAATCTTTTTGCATTTGGCTGGAGATTCAACTATTACTAGTTTAGTCATTGTGTTTAATTAAACTAGAAATGATAGGTTTAAGATATTTCAATTTATATTATATAAAGTAACTATAAGAATGGAAAAGAAACGACGAAAAACAGAAAAGAAAAAGCGTAGAAAAAAGGGAGGAGCACGTACCCCTGGAACTCAGTTTCCAGAATTAGGAAAAAAAATAAATGAATTAATGAAAAAAGTGAAGGAGATTAATGCTAGATTACATGATGTTGAACATTGGTATGGGGATGATATTTCAACTAATGCTAATAATATTCAGGATTTATATAGCAGAGAAGGATATTTGCGTTCTTATATAAATTTTGTGGATCGGGGTGGTATACAAGGAGAACCTCCCACTAACCAACCAACAAGATTACACAAATGGGCAGATCATATTGACAGTCATCAAGGAGCTAATCGAGCTGATGTTCACGATTTTCACCAAGGTGGTCGGAAAAGAAAATCTCGTAAAAAAAGAAAGCGCCGAAAAAAAAGAACTAGGAAACACTAAAATCGTATCATTGTATTATTTAACCACGATAATAGTATAATGTCATCTTTGACTATCCAAAACAATACGAAAAAATATAACAAATGACCAGTATTCACAATGCTATAATTGTTTAATATCCAAAAAAGATGCCACCCCCAATTAAATAGACAACAAAGGAAATATATATTTCTTGCCATGATACGCATCATTTCTAATTTGGCTTTTTCAGTTAATAATCGTGCCCCTAAATAAAAATTTACTAAATAAGCTTGGCTAGATGCAAATGTATAAACAAACAACAATTTTCCTAAATGTGATGTTTGAAAATCAATTCCAAAACACGTAAGACATAATGCCGTAGTAATAATATGATGCATTTTGGTACTATAAGGCAGTTTTTTAACCATCACTAACCCCATAATATCATTTGAAGTATATACCGCCCCCATTATATGAACAAGACGATTGTTCCACTGATTATATTTTATCGCTGGCCAAATTATTGGCTTAAATGAACCAATGGATACTATGAGTAGTATGAATGATTTGATAAAATTTTTAATAATGTACTTCCTTCTTTCTAAAGGAAGATTATTATATTTTTCAAATCGTTGTAGATATGTATCCACTCTGGGGTATGATTTTTGAATAATTGTACACATCCCGCCTAGAAATAGTAAGGCGGGATAATCATAATTCCTTATTATAGATAAACTCATCACTAATATTATATTGTGATTATTTTTAATTTCTATTTGTGATTATTTTAAAATAATAAACCACGTTTGCGCCTCCTTTGGTTTCTTTGCGAGTTTCGCATAAATTGTTTATAACGATTAATAATTGTAACTAATTGTTTTTGTTTTAAATGGACCTGTAAATTTAAATTTTCTAATTCATTTTTTTTTGTTAAAATATGTCTCTCCAAAGTATCCACATTATTGCGTAAGGTATTATATAATGTGCTTTCCCAGTCTATTTGACGACGCAATTCATATAAAGACGCGCGTTCTTCTATATCTGGTTGTGCAATTAATTCTTTACGACACAATGGACAAGTTCTTTTTTTTAAAATCCATCTGAAAAAACATTCAGAGTGATAACGATGATTACAAGGTGTTAATACACCATTATTCATATCTAAATCTTTTAAACATATCACACAATTATAAGAGTTATCCATATATTTTAGATATCATTTTTATTTTCTGTTGAGGGAGATATTGTATATGGCGTGTTTTGACCATGGAAGGTTAAATGAGTGAGCGCTGCATAACTTTTCTTAGGTTGTATAATCATATGATATTTTTGAATTAGTTGAATATTGCATGTTTTAGATCCAGTAAGAGTGTTAGCTGTTTGCTTTGCTTGTTCTTTAACATCTTCTTCTTTTGTATCTTTTGCAACTACGATATGTCGAATATCATTTTGAGTAGCATACCAACGTGGACATGACGATTTGTACATATAAAAATCCATTTAAGATACATTATACTATAATTTTTAAATCGTAATATTATAAATGTCAAAATATAGAAAGATTAAATGTTCTCTGTGTAAAGGAATTGGGATAATAAAAAGAACAGAGAAAGATATTTGTTTACACTGTAAAGAAACCACAATAAAAACTTGTTGTTATTGTGAATTTAAATTATTTAGAGGACTGTATAAAGAATGTGGTGAATGTTTAGGGGTTGGTGAACATTGGATAGATAATAATACTAATCAAAAGGTTTTAGTTTGGTGTTTGTCAAACTAAATTATCTAGATTTATATAAATGAATCTATACGAAAGAATATATGATATAGGCAGGGTAATGTTTTGGATATTATATATAGTTACTATTCTAGGTTTGTGGAATAGTGCACCACATTATTTAGAAAAGGCTGATGATATATTTAAGATTTTTGTGGGGGTAGTATTAATGTATTTATGTAATCCTTGGGATGAAAAAGCCATTTCTGGTCACCATAAAAAAATAATCTTTGAAGCAGGAATTATGTTATTATTATCAAGTTCTGTGAAATCATTATTGCAAAGTGTTCCTGTAGTTAAGAAAGTCGTCGCCTAGTTTTTCTTTTAACAGTTTTCCTTTTCTTTTTTCTGCTTTTTTTCCCGATAAACTGTTTTATGGCTTGTTTAATACGTACAGTTTCTTCTACATCTTTTTTACTAAGTTTAGTTTTGGTTGCTTTATATGTGATGTGTTGTCTTCCTAGTTTTTCTAAAATTTTATACATTGTTGTTATAAACTGAGTATTTGATAAACTGGGGGCAAATTCAAATGATTTTCCAAAATGTCCTTTATCATTTTCTTTCATGAATCGTTTTATCATATCTAAAAATTTGATGCTCCTAGTATATGGATAAAGATGCACATAATGTATATTATTATGTTTCATCTTTGGATGATATTGATCATCGAAAAAAACGATTTGTGTATTGTTTGGTAATTTCATACATTTAATAAGATCTTTATGGGTTTTGCTATGTGTTGTACGACAATTACCTTTTTCATGTGGACGATATCCAGTAATTACTTTATTAAATAATTTATGACCAATTTTATTTTCGATATATCTTTTGATATACAATGTCCAACTACGAGGTCCCATATTATTTGTGTATATAACTACCTTCAAATTTTTATCCTTCTTTTTAAGCTTGACCAGTGTTTTAAATATATTTAGTATTTTTGGTCTTAAAAATTCCGGATATAAATCTAAGATTTCGTTAAAATGTTTTTGAGTAATGTGATGAAATGCGTCTTTATGGTATGAATGGACAAATTGTTTGTTTTCATGCAGTGCTGATAAACCATCAATAAATCGTCCCAATTCTTCAAAATGCCCGATTGTTTCATCTAAATCAAATACCACCACTTTTTTGGAAGCTTTATGCATATATATTAAAGAAAGATTAATATATAATCTTAAATGCCTAGAAGAACTGGTCGAAAAAATACAAAAAACAATAAAAAAGGAAAATACCGAAAAGCTACTATACCAAAAGCTATCAGAGAACAATGTTGGATACAAATATTTGGAGAGACCTTTAAGGAGAAATGTTATATAAACTGGTGTGAAAATGATATTAGTGTATTTGATTTTCATGTTGGTCATGATAAACCTGAAAGTGAGGGCGGAACTTTAGATGTTTCTAATTTAAAGCCAATTTGCGCGCGTTGTAATTTGTCTATGAGTAATAATTATACAATAAAACAATGGAACGCATTAAATGGTCCACAAAAAAAAAGCTGTTTTTGTTGGTAATTTAAATATAATTATAATATATAATGCCAACTCGTAGAAAAGGCGGTAGACGTAAAACTCGCAAACGCGTTCCTTGGGCCGGCTGGGGTAAACAGCAACCTAAAGGTCATCAACGCACTGTTATGTACAAAAAATGCGGCCGTAAATGTTTTTTAGGTCCAGCTAAACGCCCTCACCCAAGTTTCCCAATTTGCACCAAAGGAACTTGTCGTGTAAATACTAAAGGAGTTTATGCTGCTTATGTTAGAGCAAAACAATGGGGTAAAAAACGATCCCATTACAAAGGCAAGAGTCGCCCAAGTATGAGACGTCGTACATACACCAGAGTAGCACGTGATGCAAATGCTATTTTAAACCGCAGACATGCTAGACGCGGCGGAAGACGCACGCGTAAAGGCGGGAAAGGACGCAAAGGAAGTTGTTTAGTAGGACAACGCCGTAATAGAGCAGGAAAAATCACCCGATCCGGACACTACAAGAAATGTTAAATCATTATATATTAACTAATAATCTTTAGGTAATATATATGTCAGGCGAAAGTAAAACATCTACATCTTCTGCTATTGAGGAAGAAGAAGAAAGGAAGGAAAGAATAATAAAATTAAAAAAAAAGATTGAGTCTGATGCGGAAATAATTGAACAGATAAAAGACGATATTTCCAAAATGGATGACAATGATCTCAAAAAGTCATTGAATTTCACAAAAGTCGCTTTAGAAAAGGAAAAAAAAAGGGATGAAGCGACATTAAAAAAAACGAATCCAACTTTGCTACAACAGCGCCATGCAGAAGTGCAAAAAGCTAGAAAGGAAGCCAACGTATCTGATGAGGCCCTTTTATCGACTTTTGTCCAACATTTATATCCAAAAGTAAAAAAGAAAGCTGAAGAAGATGCAGCAAATAGGAGGAAGCTAGTAGCCATCAGAAGGGCTACTAATCCGACCAAGAAAAGAACACGCAAGTGGTTTGGCGGCAAAAGAAAAACAAAACGAAAAAGACGAACGCGCCGAAAAAAGAGAACTAAGCGCCGCAGACGCACTCGTCGTCACAGAAGAAAAAGAAGACATACTCGCCGAAAAAGAGGAGGGACTGGTTATACACGAGACCAACGACCGATGCGTGGTTCGCATACACAAAATTTATAAATTACATAAAGATATAATGTCATTATCTTTATATAATGGGTCACGGTTGTCCTTTCAAGAAATCAACAGCTAAAATGCGATGGAAGTGGAAAAAGAAACGTACTAGAAGGTTACAAAGAAAACGCCGCAAAATGAGAGCGCGTGCTAAATAATTATAATTCGCTATCTGATAATTCACTAGCTGATATTTCATTAGTTGACATTTCAATATCTGTTTCACTATACTCTTCTACAAAGGAGGCTTCAGCGCGTGATACACCATGATATTGTAATGTACCATATAATGTGTATCTACTAAAGAAATATCTTAAACCATTTAATGCAGATGATCGAGATAATTCACGGGTTAATGGATTGCAAGATAGGGCCCCCATTAAAAAATCTTTCAAAAAAGGTTTCATTGTAAGTACTATATCTTTCCTTTGAGTACGGGGCATTCGGGGGTCTATATAAGCATAACTTAATTCTATTTTAAATGTTTCTATCATATGTATTACATCTAAGAATAGTGTCATATCTTCTTCTTCTTGTAGATAATTATTAATAGCACAATCTTTTAGTATTGGAAAATTCACCAATTCAAATTTGGTAATATTAAAACTTAATTGATAAAAATTTTGAATAAGCAAAGGAATCATAAATAATGAATCTAGTAATTTGAAATATACAATATATAAATGATGTTTCCTAAAGGGTTTATTTACATATGGATTAACTGGATATCGCGGGTCTGGAGACAAACCCTTATTTTTTGTCAAACTCCTTAACCAAATATTCATAAAATCGGTTAAACGAAACACATATTTCTTTTTAAAATGTAGTAATGTGACCTTTTGAGACTCGGGGTATGATGACAGAGGTTTTAAACATAAGTCTACATCATTGTTGTAGTATGCATATTTATTGGTTTTCCATATTTTTGCAAATTTTGAGAAAGAATAATAATGTTTTTGGGCTTCTGAGAATAACTCTATGTATATATTTTTCTGGTTTTCAGTAAAAAAGTCATTTTCTATTACTTCTTTTCGGAGAGATTTGAATTTGCTTGGAAAATCAGAAAAAAAAAACATAGGACAAATATTAAAAATCGGATATTTGCTTTTCTCTATTACGCGTCGTAAAATATAAGTTAATACAGCCATTAATAATAATTTATATTTTATTTAAAGTAGAATTTGAATGTTTAGAGAAATATTTAGTTATAATCTAACTATATATTATAATGACAGGTGACACTATATCTAAAATAGCGCAACAGATAGCCCAAAAGACAGGCGGTAATGCTGTTCAATTAGAAAAACAAATGGAAAAAAAAATATTAAATGCAATTAATTCTGTGTCAGATTCAAAAAAATATACAATAAATGAGATTGAGACCATGTTAACAAGTCCTCTAGCGAAAAACCAACTATTATGTTTAAAAAAAAACATTGCAAAAGGTAGTAGAATTATGAGTGGTGGTAATGGAGCAGGTGAACTTGTAACTTTATGTTGTTGGGGTATTGTTGGTATTGTTGCTTTAGTAATTTTTCTTTCAAATGCTTCAGATGAGGAAGCATTCCTCCTGGGTGCTATTATGGCTTCTGGTGGTGGAAAAAGAAAAACTCGAAAAAAAAGAAGGAAAACACGTAGAAAAAGGAAAAAATCAAAACACAAAAGAAATTAAAAATATAGTTTATATTTTTCAATAAATTATATTTATTCACATACTATTTAAAAGCCAGGATCATATTCATCATCAACAACTCCAGTATCTTTTCCTCCAATGAATTCCGCAGTATTACTAATTTGAATATTTTGCAAGGAGCAAGGATTACTAGCATTTTCCGCCGACATTAATGCTTGTATATCAATATCCTTCTCTAAGAGCTTATTACCTTTCATCTTATTTATATCTAACATTACTTGGAAACATCCTGTACCAAAGTAACCCTCTTGTCCACACATAATGTTGGCTGATACCCCAGTCATTGGATCTAACTCGGCGTGACGAGCAGCTCTTAGGAACATTTCAGGTGTCTCCTCAAAAGACGCTTTTGCAATAGGTCCAATATTATCATTGTTAATACCATGTCTGAAGATGGAAACCATTTTACAAGTTGCAGCCATTCGATCGCATAAAATAGATATGTGATGATAATTAATATAAACACCCGCATGGTCCATTGCTTCTGAAAGTTCATTAAATATTGATTGTCTAGCAGCTTCAAGACCCAATGTTCTATAGGTTTCTTGAATATCGTTACTTGTAGTTTTATTACTATTAATAGACGATAGAGTGAGAATATCACGCAAATTGGTTCCAACTGTATCAAGTACCCATCCGTCTTTTTGCACATAATTAGCATCATCAATAACAACTTCGTTTACAACTTTTCTCAAAAGAACCTTAGGTATATGTTTAACACCCCTTAAAATAATATTATTGAGCAAATTGTTTTGAAAATTCTTTAATTTATAAATTTCGTCAGATTGGTCTAAGGACTTTTTCTTACTGCCACAATTGCCCTCTGTAAGTCGAATTCTAAATATAAGATTATCAGAATTCATATCAGCATATACACAATTAATATCAGCACTATAACTATTAGACACTGCGAAATGAATATCGTCCATTGAAATATGTTTATCTAACATTGCTTCTTTGTTTAGTTCCATTCGAATAATCCATTTAGATTTTGCATCTGATTCAGTATCATCAAAATCATCTTCTTGACATTCTTCTACCAATTTCTGAAATTCATTATATTCGGCCAACAATGGTTTATCATCAGCTATTAAAGTAGTCATATCATCTGGATCAAAACAAATACTTACAGAATCAACAACATCGCGTAAACTAGTATATTCTAGTGTATATTTGAGTTCCTGTGCTTTTTCAATATTATCTCGCTCATTTTCTTTAAGATAAATAGTAACAGATGGTTTCTTAGGATTTTCAGACAAGGATAAAATCTCTTCGACTCTTGGCACACCACGAGTTGCATTGGATTTGCTAGCTACACCAGCAAAGTGAAATGTATTTAAGGTCATTTGCGTTGTCGGTTCTCCAATTGATTGGGCAGCTATCATACCCACCATTTCTCCTGGATGAACGACAGCCTTTTGATAATTTGTAATAATAGTCTCCAATAAAATTATGATTGCTTTTCTATTGAAACGCTTTACTGTTAACAAAGTTTTGGGTGAAAGATAATAATAATAGGCAATTTTAAATAATTCTGTAGGCGGTGCATAATAATTTCTGGATAGTTTATCAAAAGCTTCATCTAACATCTCATATAATTCTATGGGTGTTATGTTAACCAATGAGTTAGATTGAATACTTAGCTGATTATGAATATTATTAATAATACGACGGAAATGTACAGGAATATTTATTTCTGTTTCATCTACGAATTTAAATACATTTTCTACAACTTCTTCTCGAGCTTCAATCATAAAAGTTATCATTTCATCTGTTTTTTTAATCAATTTGGCCTTTTGTTTTTTAATTCGTTTGATAGCAGCTTTGGTATAATTTGTTGTAATAATAGCATCACTTGAATCATCTAATGGCATTTGAAAATGCGCATAAATATCTTCACGAGTTGCTACAGACAATGGTAGATTTTGCATTTCTACTTTTGTAGGGTCAATGTTATCATCGCCATATGCAAATTGTATAATTTTATTTTTATTATTTCTAACAGTCATATCGTAAGCAACGCGCAAATCTTCTAATCCTTTAATGAGTCTTCTTTGAATATAACCAGTAGTACTGGTTTTAACAGCAGTATCAATTAGACCAGTTCTACCACCCATAGCATGGAAATAAAGCTCAGTAGGAGTTAAACCTTGAATGAATGAGGATTCGACAAATCCACGTGCTTCTGGCGAGTCATTATATTTTGTATAGTGTGGCAAAGTTCTGTCCTGAAAACCATAAGGAATTCTTTTACCATCTACATTCTGTTGACCTAAACACGAAATCATCTGAGCAATATTTAAAGATTTACCTTTACTACCGCTATTTACCATAATGACAAAACGATTATCAGCAGCCAAACTTTTTCTTCCAATTTTACCCGCTTCGTCTGCAGCTTTTTGCAAGATTGAATTTACCTTTGATTCAAACTCAATTTCATTGGTTTTCCCTGTATTATTTTCAAATGTACCCAAATGTGTTTGATCAATCAGATTTTTAACTTCTTGTTTCTTTTTAATCATTGCATTAGATATTTTTTGATTTGTTGTAGCATCGGCTATTAAGTCACTAATACCAACACTGTATGCACTTAATTTCATATACTCCGTGACTAAATTTTGTAAATTATCTATAAAATCCCCACACTCTCTATAATTGAAATCATTGAATATACTATGTAATAAACCTTTCGAACCCGCTCCCAAAGCTTTTTTGTCTAATTGACCTCTTACGTATTTACCATTTATAATTTCAATAATATTATTTGAAACTTTTTTATCTTCTGTTGAATCATATTGACCATTATGAAAATGGGCTGATAGCGGGGGCATAATCTCTGTTAGGAGCTCGAAACTATTGATTCTTTTATTTGGATTTTTGAAAATTTTTGTGTTAATTTTATCATAAGCCATCAATAAATTCATGGCTGTGCGTGTATCAAAGTCGGTATTTTCACGAGTAAATCGAAATGCTCCTAACAATGAGTCTTGAAAGATTCCAATAATAGGTGAATTATTAGCTGGTGAAATAATTTGTCTTGCAACTGCTGCCAGATATGTCAGTTCGGCCGCACTTTCATAATCTTGTGGTCCATGTAAATTCATTTCATCTCCATCAAAATCAGCATTATACGGTTTTGTATCTGCCACATTTAATCGAAAAGTATCTCCTACTTTCAAAATTTTTGCAAAGTGACACATCATACTCATTCTATGAAGAGTGGGTTGCCTATTAAATAGTATGGGGTCTCCGTCTAAAAGATGTCGATGCACAAGATCTCCAAATTGTAATTCAATTGAGTTTCTATCTACATATCTAAGTGAAATTGAATCACCCGCTTTTCTTTCTAAAATTTTTGCACCAGGATACACATCGGGACCATTCAACATCAATTGAGTAAGGAAATTCTTATTTCTTTTATTTACAACTTCGGGAAAAGTAATATTTTTCGCCACTTTAAGCGGAATACCCAATTCTGATATTCCTATATTGGCATCAGGAGTAATAACTGACCTTGCTGAATAGTCAACCCTTTTGCCCATGAGATTGCCCCGAACACGACCAGGTTTACCAACTAATCTTTCTTTAATTGATTTTAATGGTCTACCCGAGCGTTGTGCAACTGATGCTACTCCAGGAATTTTATTATCAACCATTGTTGCAACGTAATATTGTAAGACCATTGTCCAATCATCAATCACTTTTGCAGTGGCATTACTTTCTAGTTTTTCCTGTAGAGTTTTGTTGGCTTTTACAATATTAACTATGATATGAGATATATCATCTTCACTACGTTGTTGTGCATCATGTTTTACTGAAGGTCGTACTGCTGGTGGTGGTACAGCCAATACTTGACATATCATCCAGTCTGGTCTTGACCAGATAGCACTAAAGCCCATAAATGAAACATCTTCATCAGATATGCGCCTAAATATTTTAAGAACGATTTCCGGTGTTAATCGCATGATTAATTTATCTTTTTTAGCCCCTTCACTATTCTCAATACCTTCAATATTGTCCCATTCTGCAATAAGAGTTGCCAATCCTTCCTTTGTAATTTTACGAGGTTGTTTGGTTCCACAACCATCACAAGTTTCATCGCCACATCTTACTACTTTTGATCCTAGTTTGAAAATTTTATCCCATCGTTTTTTTGAAGATAACCTAAGTAAATAGTTATATTTTGTTTTGTCTATTAATAATTTACTGCATTTAATACACACACATCGGAGAATTTTTACAATGGTATGGATATATTGAATGTAAAATATAGGTCTAGCCAGTTCTATATGTCCAAAATATCCTGGTGTATTCATATAATTTAGACCATCTGTTGGACAAATTAAACCCGGATCTAGCACACCCATGCGCGGGTCAAACAAACCACCAATCACAGGTTTATTATTTACATATGTATCTCTGGAAATAATATTTGCCACAGAACTTTTCCGAATTTCATCTGGAGATAATATACTAAATTGTATTCCTATAATTCTTGATGGGGTTGTCTTTGTTTTTGATTGAGCCATTCCTTATACTACGCTTAGAATATTTAGATTGTTTTTCAATTTATTTATTTTAAGTTTTCGAATAGTAAAAAAAATTGATAATTGCAAAGAGGATTTAAAAATTATCACACAATACTTCATAATGGATAAATCTGACATCAATGATCGTTTAGCTAAATCTCCTAAAAAGGGGTATAAATTTAGACAATCTACAAAGGATAAAACAAGAAAAAATAAAAAAATCAAGGGAAAACATCTGGCATCTGATACAGATAGTGATAGTGATTATGACCCAGAGGACGAAATGGATATTTTAATAGAAGATGAAGAAGAAACGGAATCGTCTTCTGAAGAAGAAGAAGATGAAGAAGAAGAAGAAGAAGAAGAAGAAGAAGAAGAAGAAACAAAAGAAGAATTTAATGCCAGGGAATTTCAAAAATTCGTTCAAAAAATATTTCCATCTAAAAGTGGACAGGAGAGGGTTCGACAATTGGAAAAAATAGATGAAATGTTGGAAAAGAAAAAAAATAAAAAGAAAAAATCAAAGTCATTGACATCTCGAATTAAAAATAAAAAAATAACTGCTGCTGATTTTAAACAAACCAAAAAGAAATCGAAAAAGAAGAAAAGGAAGAAAAAAAAGAAAGTTATTACAGAAGAATCGAGCGAAGATGAAGAAGCATTTGAGGAAAGTATGCGTAAAGAAGAAGCAAAAATGCTATGCGAAGATTTACTCGATGAAGATGAAAAAATGGATGAGAATGAGATACAGGATATGTTACGACAAAATATGAAATTTAACATTATATTTACAGTGGGACAACCTGGAGAAGAGGAGGAAGAGGAAGAAACTTCCGAAGAGGAGGAAGAGGAAGAAGAATGTGTAGAGACTTCAGAAAAAACCAAAAAAGAAACTACCAAATATATGCAATTCAAGAAAAATCAGAAAGTCAGTGTTTACTACAAAGATTGGGATAAAGCTTATGTTGGTAAAATTAAAACGATAGTTGATGTTGGTAATAATCCAGCATATAGTCTATATAATGTCGAATTAGAAAATATTGATGATAAAGAAGAAGAATGGGCTCTCCAAGAGAATATTAAAGGAAAATATATCACGGCTATAGATGAAAATGAGCAAATAGAAGATTCTGAAATTTTAGATGAATTACAAGAACTAATAAAATGTCGTAAATCAAAAGGTAGTGATGCTATGATAGAAAAATTAGATAAAATGTCACAAGCTTATAAACGAAAACAAACAAAAGAACAAAAAAAGCAAGAAGCAAAACTTAAATCAAAAAATGTGTCTACATTGCGTAAATTGTTGCGTGCGCCAAATATTATGAATGACTTTAAATATTTTAAAGATATGGATATCGAGGCTCAAAAAAAAATAATAAGACGACTAAAAGAAGTTAATAAATTGTCTAGTGTAGAAAAACCCTATAGATTACAACTTTTGGATTCCGATATGCCGGCCTGTTATCAAGCAACAGCACTTAAAAAAATTAATGTTCTTAATTACATGGACCCTGGTTCCGGAGAATATTATAAAATTAAACAATGGGTAGATGCATTTATGTCTATTCCATTTGGAAAAACAAAACAATTACCATTAACTATGGATGCTGGAATAGAGAAATGTCATGCATTTATGGAAAATGCCAAAAAAGTTTTGGATGAATGTGTATATGGATTGGATGATGCCAAAATGCAAATTCTACAATTAGTAGGTAATTGGATAAGTAATCCTAATTCCATTGGAACAGCTATTGCTATCAAAGGTCCACCTGGTACTGGAAAAACAACTTTAATCAAAGAAGGTATTAGTAAAATACTTCAGAGACCTTTTGCGTTTTTAGCTCTTGGCGGTGCAACTGATAGTAGTTTTCTTGAGGGACATGGATATACCTACGAAGGTAGTACTTGGGGTAAAATTGTAAACATCTTAATTCAGAGTAAATGTATGAATCCGGTGATTTATTTTGATGAATTAGATAAAATTTCGGAGACCCCAAAAGGTGAAGAAATAACAGGTATTCTTACTCATTTGACAGATACAACCCAAAATAATTGTTTCCATGATAAATATTTCGCTAATATGGATTTTGATCTTAGTAAATCATTGTTTATATTCAGTTATAATGATGAGTCAAAAGTCAATCCTGTTTTAAAAGATAGAATGTATAGAATTCACACGGCAGGTTATGTTTCTAAGGAAAAAATAACTATTGCTAAAAAATATTTAATACCAAAAATTGAGAAAAATGTTAATTTCAAAAGTGAGGATATTACTATCACAGATGAAGCACTTATTAGGATTATTGATGGATTCACAGATAAAGAGAAAGGTGTGAGAAATCTTAAGCGTTGTCTAGAAATTATATATACAAAGCTTAATTTATATAGATTAATGAAACCAGATAGTAAATTGTTTGAAAAAGAAAATACAATCAAGGTAACATTCCCATTTACTGTAACAGCTGAAGTTATTAATAAATTAATTAAACTTGGTGAAACCAATAATGTACCCTTTGGTATGTACATTTAACGACCCAAAATGAACGCGCGCCTACCAGTTGATGGTTTAAAGGTTATTCCTCGTGGTTTTTGAATTGTTCGCACCGTTCTTCTTCTACTGGATCCCAATATCATAGATTTAGGTTTTGTAACATTTACAGATAATCCGCTTTTTCCACCACATGCAGCACAAGGCATTATAAATATTATAAATATTTTTATATATACCCAATTTCATCATTATTATTAATCTTAATATCAACATTAATCAGTTCATTATCAACCCAACATTTCAAGTATAAATTATCTCGATTTTCTTCGTATTCATAACAATTATTAATTCCACGTTTATTTAAAAAATCAGAAACCCGTTCATTGACCTGAAATTGAATAATTCGATTCCATACTACCGGCGTTCCGTGATATGCAACTGTTGTAGATAAGCAAAAAAATAAAAGTATCCAATTTAACATTTTTAATATATATAATTTTGTGTTTATATATATTATTGAAAACAACAACATAGACCAGGAACGCTTGTATGGTAACAATTATTAGTACTACACTTTTCTTTACCAATTTTGCAATCACGGCATATTATTTCATTGTCAAACCTAATAAAATGATGATAACGACAACTTGTTCTATCTGAGAACCTGGCATATCTGGCTTGATAAGTATCTTTACATTTATCACAAGTATACTGAGAATATTCGTGATAATGTATACTATTCATGGTTACGATTTATTATATAATAAATAATCGTAAAAATATTCAATTTAAAACTCACCACAAGTAGCGCGATTACCACCACGAGAGCTAATGTAATCCACTTGTTCTTGTGTTACACAAGCACACCCGTCTCCATTGCTTACTCCACTTTGAGGTGGTACACAGCAGTCAGGGCTAAAGTTATTGTTTGCAAAGAAGAACAATTGTCCCGCAGGGAGAGGCACTTTTGGTCCCATATGTGTACTTAAATCTTGTGCAATGCTAGGGATTTGTTTAGTATCCCAAGATGATTTTACACCTCGTCCCATTTTGTAATTTGTTGGTGCTGAACCGAGAGCATTAGCGAACCCTTCTTTTGCTTTTTTCTTAGCGTCAGGTGTTACACAGGAGCATAAAACATGTCCTCCTAATATCATTCCTACAATAATACTAATTACAATAATTTCGACACGACAAGTCATTCCTAATACTTTGATTTGCATACTATACATAATTCATAGATAATTTTTATACTGAAAATAAAGATTCGTCGGTTGTCCAAGAATCTCCCATAATTTGTTCAATAGCACTATTATAATCCATAAATTGGATTCCATCAACAGTAAAATTACCGGTATTTGTTAAAATTTGATATAAGTGTTTTGGTTTTTCTACACTTTCGGAATCTAAACCCAAAGTTGAAAATTTGCCTAAATTATCATTAACCCATAAATTAGGGCCCCCAATAAAACTTTTATCTTTGATCCTATATTTATTCACTTGTTGTAGATTTTTAGTATCAATAGTAACAATTCCTAAAACTCTCTCTCCAAAACGCAACTGATCATTCACTTTTATATCTGATATATTTATCATTCGTCCATCTTCCAATTCAATCTTTGTTAAATAGTCAAACCCACCTTCTAAAGTAGCATGTATTTTATATGTAGGTGCATTGAATGGAATAAAATGTCCTGCTATATTTTTTAATTCTACAAAATCCATATCATCTATATCATCCCAATCCAATAAGATATGCTGGTCTATCTTAATTCTTTTACTTGTAGTGTTTAAACAGTATATAAATGGTTCGCAATAATCTTCTATTAATATTGCTGCAGGATGATTTCTGGCTTCTATCCATAAATCTCCATATTGTATTTTATGAGAGCCAGATACTTTTAATTTATCTATTTGGTACATTTGTTTTCCATATGTTGATAATTTAAAGAACGCTGTTATTTTTGATCCGTCAAACATTTCATCACCTACCTTAATATCTCTAATTTGAACTTTCCCACGTTTGAGCATTAATTTTGTATCCTTATCAAAACAACCAGGCTTTCCAGGAATATTCTTACTTGAAGTAAGATTTAATATATTACCCAATGCAATAGCTATTATAGCTAAAGGTACTGCAACAGCCACAAACAATGCTGTCATTACTCCAGCAGCAGGCCATGTAAAAGGAAGGATCCATAAAAGAATAGTTGCTGCCGCGAGAACAATTAATGCCAAGACCAAGATTTCTAAAAAAGCGCCTAAAAAGGATTTCATGGAAAGATACAATGTCATGACCGTGTATAGCCCACTTGTCAATACACCTACATTTTTGGCTAAAATATCTTTTAACTTCATTAAAATTATTTGTACAGGAATTAAAACATTATAGATTCTTCCAAATATATTAGAAACGATAGCCATAATTCTATTTCGAATATAGGCAAATACATGGCGTATCATATTCACCGATTTCATTATCTCAGCCCAAAAATTAGACATCATTTGCACTGTCAGATTAATAGGCTCCATAAAATAACCAATAATCGTAGCTAAAATAGTCTGTGTGCATTGATAGAAATTATCCGCGGTGTAATCTATCTTTGACCCGGATGGAGGAGCATTAATTATACCCGCAAATGGCATAACAGCTGGATTACATCTTTGATTAACCCAATCAGCCTTAATTGGTTTGAGTCTATTCATTACATAAAAATAGGAAAAAATGAGAAAAAATATAAATAACACAATCCCAGTAACCACAACAGAACCACCATATTTATCTAAATATCCCATTTTTTTTGTTATTTTATTTATGTATGATCCGAATGTTTTTGGAATATTATCCATTATATAGTAACTGGATAATATTCATATGAATAAAATGTAATTAATCTTCCCAATCCCAGAATGTATATTCACCAATTGGTATACGATGATCGGAAGTAATCAAACAATACAACTCTGCATCATGTTTAGCTGTTTTTTCTGCCTTTCCATAAGAACTTACCTTAATATAATTTTCAAATATGTCATCTAATTTTCTAACATCATCTTCTTCATTATTTAATATTCTATGTTCACCTGTTACATAGATATAATCTTCTAAATCACGACTCCATATTTTATAGTATGGGTTACTTTTATCACCTTTTAATTTCAATACACCTATAACATTAGAATCATTAGTTAATGTATCTCCTAAATTAATATCTTTAATAGAAACTTGTTTACCTGACTTTAATGTAATGGGTGTTGTTCCTTTGAAACATAATGTGCGTAAAATACCACCTATAGGACCTGCCCAAATACTTTTTCCCAACTTCATACTTGTTCCTATAATATACATAGTTGTTGTCATAACACCCACCAATTTCATTGCTAAATCTTTCATTTTGATCATGATTGTTTGGATTTGAATCAAAATATTCATAAATACTCCGAAAATATCACCAACAATATTTCCCACCATACCTCTTATGTATGCTATCACATTACGAACCATATTGATGGCTTCTGACAATTCCTTTCCTAAGCTACCCATCATTCCAACAAGGAAATGGATTGGTTCTAAAAAGAAACCCATTGCATTAGATTGCATTTTGGTAATACAATATGTAAAATTCTCCATAGGATCAAAACCAAGTTGCCCTGCTAAAGGCATTGCCATCGGATTACATCTATATTTGGGCCAATCCTTTTTTATATTTTTCAATCCTACAGATATTATACTAAATACATACATACCCACGAATACTAATATTATTAATAGAGCAAGAATCATATCACTGAACTTCATATTAAAATATATAGTTATTTTATTTATGAAATTAATAACGGCGTTTTCGGCGCGTTTTTTTGTCGCGAGTTCGCTTTCGTTTTTTTCTTTTGGATTTTTTGCGACCCCTTCTTGTTTTTCTTCTACGAGATTTTCTTCTTCTACGTGACCTTCTTCTGCGCGACCTTCTTCTAAAACGTCCTGGTATATATATATTTCGACCACCACCACTTTGCCCTGTAAAAGGATCTTTTGGAGGCGCAGTACTTAAACCTTTTGCCGCATTATCATATGTGGCATTTGATTGCGTCTGCATTGTATGTTTAACACCACTACACATATTCTTACCGGCACTCGAGCCACCTGCTGAAATACTTCCCCCAGATCCAGCCGCGGGTTGTGGACATATAACTTTAGCCGCACCACCTTTTTTTCTTTTACCACCTCCTTTTGACAAAGCACTATTTGCTGCTGTCATTTTTGTAGCTTCTGCTTTTTGATTTTTAACCCCTGTTGCTGCTACTTGCGATAAAGATCCAGCATTTCCTGCGACTTCCGGACATGCAACTTTTGTACAATCTACAGATGTAGGATTACCCCCTTTATATTTGCGTGATTTTCCCATATAAAGTATAATTAGATTAAATAAAATAAAAAGAAAGTATTCTAGTATGTTATAATGGATGATAAACAGCGTTTAAATTTGCAGGAAATGATTAAAGCATATGATGCGGATGATAATACTTCTAAAATTCGGCAACTAAAACATAGTCGTCTTATTCGCGACGAGGTGGAGAAAATGGTAAATTTAAAAAAAAAGTATAATCGCATGGCTACATTTGAAACAAAGAAATTTGAGAAAATTGTTATCTCCCATTGCAACTTTCTTTGGACTAATTACACAAACATTTTTAATAGAATTATGAAAGACGAATTAAATCTTAATATTTTACGCAAATTTATTGATACGCTTCGTGAAGTAGAAGATGGTGATTTAGACCAACACGAAGCATCTGTTAAAATTGGCGAAGTTCTTAAACAATTATATATAGATAGCGCTTTACAACGTGAAAAAAAATTAGATGTGGAAGGAAAAAAACGCGCACCTAAACACAAAAAACCTGTTAATAATATAAGTTGGGCGAAATTTAAAGCCAGTGGATTAAATGAGTCGGTTTAACAACTCTCCAATTTAACATTTTCCTCTGTATGTTTTGATTTATAAACATCTAATGTTCTCGCTGATGCATCTAACGCGTTTACAAATTTCGGCATCCACATATATGGAATTACTTTTTTACAATTTGGATAATATTTGTGGAAGATTTCTCGATATAAATATTTTTCACAACACGGACCATCTAAATTCATATCTTTATATTTTTCTTTTGCGTAATTTTGTATTACCTTAAACCAAGATTCTTTTTGTGCACTAACTCCATCGCTAAATGCCTCTTTTCTACGCCATAACACATCCTTGGGCAATAATGGCCACGTCCTTGATATTAACACATCTTCATCAAATGCCTTTCTTAATAAATACTTCTCTATTTTTGTCTCTTTCATAATTTGAAATCTATATTTAGCTGGAATTGATAAATAACTTTGTACAAAATTTTTATCAAGAAAAGGTGTTCTTGCTTCTAATCCGTGTGATGATATACTTCTATCTGAACGGAGCACGTCGAAATAATGTATATCTTTTAATAAGCGTTTACATTCATTATCAAATGCTAATGCATTTGGAGCATAATGAAAATACATATAACCACCCGTAACTTCATCACTACCGTCACCATTAAAAATAACTTTCGCATTACTTCTTTCTTTAATATATTTAGAAATTAGCCAATTACCAACACTAGCTCTCACAGTAGTTGTATCATAACTCTCGATTGCCTGTATTACAGATTCTATAGCATCAATAAATTCTACTGTACTTAATTCTATTGAATGATGGTGTGTGCCAAGATAATCAGCCACTTTTTTCGCATATCTTAAATCTTCAGAACCCTCCATGCCTATACTCCAAGTATGTAAATTTTTAGTACCATGAAATTTTGCAACTAATGCAGTGATTAAACTACTATCTAAGCCTCCCGAAAGCAAACAAGCTATTTCTCTATCTGTATTATCAATTCTCTTTTTAACAGCGGCTATTAAATTATCTCTAATTATTGCTGATATCCGCTCGGCTTGCCACATCCCTATTTCCGTGCAAACATTATTATAGTATTGTTGTTGTATCATTTTTCCTCCTTGTTTTAAATTTATTTTAGCATATGACCCAGGTTGAAATTGTTTAGCGGCATATGCAATATTATTTATCATATGAGTTATCATTTTAAGTTCCGAGGATAATGCATAAAAATAATGATTAGAATGAGCTTTGTTAGATGAAATAAATAACGGTCTGACTCCAAATGGATCACGAGCTATAAAAATTTGCTCTTTTTCTTTATCATACAATACAAATGCAAATACGCCATCTATTTTATTTAAAGTATATTCTATACCAAATTGTTTATACAGATGAATAATAATTTCACAATCAGAACCTGTTTTAGAAGGAATATCCAACATACTATGTAATTCTTTCCAGTTGTAGATTTCTCCATTGCAGATGAGAACACAATTTTCTATACAAATAGGTTGTTCTGAATTGGGATTGCAATATCCATTAATAGCTAAACGATGAAATCCAAATAAAATATTTTCATTTATTTTTGTACATACTGAATTTTCAGGTCCTCTATTTTGACCTTTGTGAAAATTTTTTGTTTTGAAAGTTTCATCCTCCTTAGTATTACTAGACAACACTGCAAATATTCCACACATGTTATAGATACTTTAATATATATCTTTAGGTAATTTGAAATAATTATTCTATAGTGATATTATAATGGAAAATGTCGTTAAAGGAGCTTATTATTGTCAACAAAATAGAACAACACAGTTAAGCAATAGAATGTATAAAAGAAATGTACCCGGTGTTCCCCTTCAAATGAATTATGACCCACGTCCAGTAGATACTAAATTTGTTGTATTTCCCATATTGGATTGTCGTCTTCCAACAAAAGTGCCTTGTGAGCGAAGACCTATCTATAATACTAGACATATGTTTGCAGGTAGTAGTCAATCCTTGCCATTTAATGGTTTTCAGTCAAAAATTGATACCGAGTCAAAATTAATGAATATTGTATTCCCCTTACAATCTTGCCCTCAAGCTAAATTTATTCCTAGTTCTAAAAGCGATTTATATAATACAACTTATTTAACACCACCAATTGAAACAACGAAAATGACGAATCAATTATTATTTAAACAAGAACGATTCTCTCCATTTAACCCTAATATGTGTAATTTAGGCAAAGATATTTTTAATAACAATACTAGAGTACAGATTAAAAATTTAAAAACGAATTAAGTAATTACATAAAATTATATTTGTTATGTAATTATAAATCATGGATATCTCATTAAATTTAATTGATTTACAGTATTTAACTAATCCCGACCAACTGACAAAACTTATGCAGAAAAAAGATTTACAACAAATCCCTCGTAATGATTTGGATTTTTATAAAAAACGTGTCTTTCAATTAACAAAAGAAATGTTGCGTGGAGAGAAAATTAATACAAAAGTTAATAAAGCTTTTGTGAATTATGCTCAAATTTGTATTGACCATTTTAAGTTTACGGATAAGATGGAATTAATTCAAAATGACTACAAAGATATTAAACCCTCAGTTAGTAAAAAGAACACATTTAATATGAAAACCAGTAATAATGTGATGTTAAGAAAAAAGAAGCCATATCGACCAAGAATTACCGATAATATTAAAATTAAAAGTACAAGGATAACTAAGCCTCCTATAATACCAAAAAATAGAAATTTTAATTTGAAAGATCCAAGATTTCGTGAAAAAGGTTTGAAAAAGAAAAATATCAATGATATTTAAGATGACGGTTGGCTCAAAAACGCGTAAACATCATAAACATAAACATCATAAAAAAACAAGAAAAATAAAATTTAAATCCGATAAGTGTTCTCCAAAAACTAATCATGATGAATTAGATTTTACTTGCTATAGTAAATCAGCATTACATAAATTAAAAACTACTTGGAATGCTAGACACCCTGATGTAAAAATCTATAGTAACGACCCCAAGGAAATATGGCATCATTTGAAAAATAATATGCAGAAAACATGCCATAAAGAATCTTGTTGGTTAAGACATCAATGTATTAAAAATGATTTACCGTCAGGATTCTTTATGCAAAATTTCGCCCCACATCAACCAAAAGAATGGAAAAAGAAACCTAATACTTGGCTTACTTCTATTGAAATAGAACAATTAATGAAACAATATGAAAAAAAACACAGTCATTTTATTTTTTTAGGACCTTCGCCAGTTGATTATGATGTACGGAAGTTACATAACGAATGTGTATGGGAAGAAATATGTAAATTTTCCCTATTAGACTATAAGAGCAAAGGTATCACTAAAATAGGTTTAATCTTCAATTTAGACCCGCATTATAAAGAAGGGTCGCATTGGGTGGCAATGTTTATTGATATTAGAAAAAAAGCTATTTACTATTTTGATAGTTACGGAGATAAAATACCAAGGCGCCTAATGAAATTTGTTAGAACGGTTCGTAAACAGGCACGAAATTTAGGAGAAAAATATGCATTTGAGCAAACCAGTAGAAGACATCAATATTTGACTACAGAATGTGGTATGTATTCTTTATACTTTATAATTAAATTATTAGAAGGAAAACCAATAGATTTTTTTAAAAAACGGGTCACTGATAAATATATGCGAAAATTAAGAAGTATTTATTTTAATAAACGATAGAATATTAAAAGTATTTGATTTTAATATTATATATGTCTGTTCATTCTACACAAAATAAAAGTTTATTGTGGCAATTATTATCGAACCATCCTAATCAAAAAACTAACCCGAAAAAATTCCAACACGTATTGGAGTACCGTGTTACTGAAATGAATAAAAATCGTTTTAAATTTAATAATGATTTAATGCTTATGAATAAAGAAATTATAAAACAATTTGCTCAAGAAGCAAACCACCCGCGAACAACTAAGCCTTCCAAAAAGGCTCCACCCTTGACTAAAGGGCAAATTTTCGAGCAAAATTTAAAAGTACAACAAAATAATTTTAATACTTTAATTAATAAACAAAAACCACCAGATATTGATTTCTCAGATAAAACAGATGACGCACCTATCGATGCAAGAATGGTTGATACTACATTACAGGAACGGGAACGCGAGTTGAAAAAGATAATGGCTGAATATAATTCAAATGAAGACAACGCCAAACAATGGTTAACGGGAGAATCAACCTCCACCCATTTAAAGATAGATGATAATTCTAATATTAAGATTGAGCCTACCGTTTTAACAGATGAACCGCAAGAACGGCGTGTGAGATTTGAAGTGGAAGAAAACTCTGCACCAGCAGTTAGCGCGATGTCGTTTTTACGAAAACTTAAAAAAACAGACAACAATGTTGATATTATGTCATATCTTAACCGTATAGAAGAAAATCAAGCAATTATTATTGATTTATTAAAACAGCGAAATTAAAAATACAATTTGAAAAAATTGATTTTAAACTAAATATACATAATATTATTATACAATGTCCGAACCTATTAAGTTTCAAAAACCATTCTTAAAGTGGGTTGGAGGAAAAACGCAACATATTCATCAAATTATGAATGGTTTTCCTAATACAATGGAAAACTATCATGAAATCTTTCTAGGGGGCGGGAGCGTTCTATTAGCGCTACTCTCTTTGCAAAAAATGGGAAAATGCACAATTAAGGGCAATGTATATGCATATGATTTAAATCATCAATTAATACAAGTATATCGACATATCCAATCAAATAAAGATGACCTTATTAAATGTATTGAAAAATATAAAAATGAGTATGACCAATGCCCGCATGTAAAAAAAAGTAAGACAAAAAGAAAAAGAAGGAACAAAAATGAAAAGCCTATAACTGAAACAGAAGCAAAAATATCAAGAGAAAATTATTATTATTGGATGAGACAAAAATTCAATACACTAAAAGATTTATCTATAGAAAACTCGGCACTATTTATCATATTGAATAAAACAGGATTTAGAGGTGTATACCGTGAAGGTCCTAATGGATATAATGTACCTTTTGGACATTATAAAAAAACGCCTGTTATTATGACTCAAAGTGAAATAAATAAGATTAGCGATTTAATAAAAGATGTTATATTTATCAACGCTGATTTTACTGATTCAATAAGTAATGCTACTGAAGGAGATTTTGTATATCTAGACCCACCATATGCTCCAAAAAATAGAACTTCATTTGTAGGATATACAGAAAATGGATTTGATATAGATATGCATAAGAATTTATTTAAGTTAACCAAAGCATTGACGAAGAACAACATTAAATTTGCTATGAGCAATGCAAATGTTGAATTAGTAAAAAAAAGTTTTGTAGATTATACCTTCACGGAGATTATGGCGAGAAGAGCAATTCATTCTAAGAATCCGGCGGCGAAGACGACTGATGTGCTGATTGTGTAGTTGGAAGTTTTGCTAGTAAATCACTAAATTTAACATATTCAATTCCGAAAGACTTGTAATATTCTAAAATTTCTTTTTGACTGTCACTCATATCTCCAAATAATTTTGTGTGACCATTTGTAAATTCCCATTCTTGATATGCAACACATATAATCTTTAATGGTTTACCATAAATCTTTGGAACATCAATATATTTAAACATAGTCCCTAACACTTTTTCACCAGCCGTCCCTGTAACCGTCCAGTTTCGGGTTTTTACTTCATAAATGTAATCATCCGTTTCCCAATCAGGTTTAAACCCATTCTTTGTTTTACACTTTCGGGGATTTTCACCCTTTGCAATTAATACATCATGAACAATACCTTCTCCTACTTGTGTTGTCCAATTAGGATTAACCTTAAGGCTTGTTTTCTTAATTAACTTATTTCCCCATTCTCTTTCTTCTTTTTTTGCTTT